TCTATGCGGCGGATAGCGCCAGCCTGGCCAGCCTGTGCGCCGGCACGGTGATTTTCGTGGCGGTACGCGGCGATACTCTGGTCACGGCGGAGAACTGGCGGCGCTCGGCCATTCTTGCCCAGACTGGCGTTGATGAAGTCGCAGCGATCAGCGTTGAACTGAGCGCCGGCAATATCACGGCAGCCGCCATCGGGGAAACCGCCACCGCCAGCATGTTGAGCAGTGTCGAGCGGAACGTCCCGGCAGCAGTGATCGAAATCGCAGAGGCCGGCGACAGCCCGACAGCGGGAACGCATTTCTTTGTCTTGGCCTATGAGTCTGCTCCTGCCGTCGCCAGCCAGAAGGGGCAGGGCGTCTATGCCGGATCGGTCAGCGACCGTTTGACATTGACCGACAGCACGCATGGCAACGCGACCTACAACTCGGTTTTCTCGGCGGCGCTTGAAGCAATCGACACGCTCCAGATCGCCTATCAATTGCCGAGGTTTGCCGATGTCGTTTTTGTTCGTCAAGAGGACAAGGGCATCGCCATCCACACGCAGAATCCGCCGATCATCGTAAAGGACAAGAAGAATGGCCGATGAAAACGACGTAAGGGACCATGCCGGCGCCGGCAAGTCGATGATCAAGCACGACTTCGTGGATCGCGTCTGGACCACGGGGCATCGTACCGCCATCGTCAAGGACGAGCATGGCGAAACGCGCTATCGGACCAAGGACGGCAAGCCGGAAACCACCTACGCGCCAAATCCGGAAGAGAGCGAATTCGATCAGGCCGTATTTCATGGGGTAATCATCAGCAAGGAAGACCCGCTAGGCTTGGTTTCCGGGGCCAGCGGGCCGACGCACAACGACACTTTCGAGGCGGATAGCGACACGCTCTACTGGCTGCGTGGGCGCATCGCCGATGACCGCCTGCATCTTCTGCCACGGCGTGAAGAATATATCGGAACGCTCGACTGGTTCGACACCCGACCCAAAGGCAGCCGTCAATTCCGCCAGGTCGTCACCTGGCGACCGCTTGGCGAGGGGCCGCGTTACATGCTGCCCTATCGGGAGTACGAGGGCGTTATTCTCGATGCTAGGCTACGCGCGCCGTATTCGGCCACTCAGGGTCCGCAGTACACCAAGTGGCTGGCCTTCAACCATGCCAATCTGAATACGAAATACAACCGGATGGTATGGATTGATGGCGTGCCGACCGAAGAGATACCGACTCCTTACCGCGTCGTGTCGGCCTGCCTGCACAAGAAAAGCGACGGATCGCGCGTTATTCGCGTGCTGGCGATGGATGCCGACGCGGCCGAAACAGCGTTTTACGTTCGTGCCTACAAGCTGTTCAAACCTGAATCATTCCAGATGTTCGAGTGTTCGCTGACCACAATGGGCAGTTGGAATGCCGTGGGCAGTACGGCCTTTGCCAAATGCCTGGGGCAGCATCCGTTTTTCAACGCATCCGGCACGGCATTTTGCGGACTCGCCGTTGATGTATCGACCTCCAGCGGCGGCGGCAATGTGACTGCCGCCTACGAATATACCTGTCTGTTCACCGGCGGCGCATCGCCGACCTTTGTCGGCAATACCCGGCACAAGTCGCACAAGCTGCACTATCCGCCATCGGCTCAGTTGTCCGATGGCAGCACCAGTGCTGTCCCTGTCCCGACGCTAGTTGTCGGCGCCGCCTGGGAGGGCGACTGGTACGACATCGAGTTTAAGAAATACCTGATTGCTGTCGATTATGTGGGCGACACGGTGAAGCACGCCTATTTCCAGCAGGTAGTCGAGGAACACGGGATATTCACGCTGCCGACAGCCTACGGTTTGTGGCCGAAGACTATCGCTGGAATCGAAGCAGCCGGTTATTTCACCTATACGACCAAGCGCGATAACTCGGCTACGGTTCAGGAGAAGTCGGCACTGTCCTACATCGGGAAATATGGCGTCGATCCGGTCAATGCCTTGCTGCTGGAGGCGTCGTTGAACGCCGACGAATTCACCGACGGGCCGTCCCTGGTCGTTTCCGATTCTCCGGATAGCGGACAGCATGAGTTTTTCGAGGAATCGTTCGGCTCGTCGGCGGCGGCAGAGCAAGCCTATCTGGCACCCCATGCCGGCACCAGCCATCGCATAGCTTCTTATCTGCTGCGACGGATTGTATTCACCAGCGACAACGGCCTGTATGTCGAAAACCACCATTCATACGACAACAACGATTGGTACGCAAGCTACGGCGGAGATTATCCGTCGCCCTCGATCACCTGGCACGGCGGCGGATTCGATCACGAAGAATTGCGCGAGGCACCGGGTGGAGGAACCTATCTCGCTACCATCTACAAGACGCTTTATGTCGATTCGATCACCTACACCCGCGCCACGCCGCCGGCAATTTCCTATCTCGATGAAGCCGGCGGCGATCCGCTGACCGGTGCCGAAGTGTCGGGTAAGTATCTGACCTGCCTCGATCTGCGCACTGGCTTCTATGGCACGGTCACGATGCGCTATGCCACGGGCGAAACGGATTTCGACAAGGTTGAGCAAAAGCGCTTTGGCTGGTTCGATCCGACTGGCGCCTCACGGGTCATTGCCGAGACACCGGATGCGGAAGGGTTGGCGCAGTTGGTGCGCTACGACACGGATGATCTGAGCGGAGCGTTTTCCGTGGCTTACTGGCCGGAATCTCCGGGTGAACTGACCTACTGTCAGACCGTCCATGCCGGCAAGAAAATTGCCGTCGTCACCGGGACTAAGGAGGGGAGCGAAGGGGCGGAAACGATGTGCATTACCGGCGAAACAACACAACTTGTCCAAGCCTATCCGGGGCATTGGGGGAAATTGGTGACTGGTGGGGCATTAATGTCAGTTGTGTTTTACCGACGAGGGTACGGAAATGCTTAAACCGGTGAGGAAAGGCCCGTTTCTTGGAGTCAACAATCGGCTCGATAGGAGCGGTCTGTTCGTAAAAGACGTTGGTTGGTTTGTTGCAGATGCCGTTAATGTCGAACTGACCAATAGCAAAACGTTTCGTCTACGTGATATTGAAACCCGCCTGGAGTCCATGAGCGGCGCTCATTCATTGTTCAAGGCGAGCAATGGCCACATATTTCTGGTGCGCGACAGCGTACTCTATCGCATCACACTGCCGGCTTATAGCGAAACCCTGCTCAAACTCCTGACTTCGGATGCCCCGGTTTCCTACGTGGAGTATGCAGGATCGGTCTATTACTCGAACGGCACCGACAGCGGGCGGATCGATTCCGGCGTGTGGTATCCGATGGCTTTGCCAACGCCGTCGGCGCCAACGGTATCCGCCATCAGCGGTAATCTGGACAAAGGTCAGTACCGGGTCGCTGTTGCCTACATCAACTCGACCACGGGCGAAGAGGGCGGATTGTCGGCAGCCGGCGCCATTGACCTGGCAGATGGGTCCGGCATCCATGTCGTGCTTCCCGGTGTGATCAGCGGCGCCAGTCATGTTGCCGTTTATTTGTCTCATGCCAACGGCAGTGTCCTGATGTTAAAAACGCTGGTCGACGCCAGTCAGACGTCAATCAACCTGGTAACGCCAGCGGACGGTCGAGAAGGAGTGCAGCGCTTCGAAGCTCCATTGCCCGCTGGTGAATTGTTCATGTTCAACGGGTGCCTCTGCAGCTTTAATGGAGGTGACGTCTACGAGGGGATTCCGTATCGACCGGGATATTACTTGCCTGTAGAGGGGCGTATTCCGTTCCCGGCCGATGTCAGCAATGTCATTCCAGCACAGAACGGCGTGTACGTTGTCGCCGACATCACGCGCTGGTTTAGTGGGTCACGGATGACCCAGGCGACCAGCGTGATCGATGTTTTGCCTTACGGTGGTGTTCAGGGGACAGCGTTCGAATTTGAATTTGAGTCGAATGGCGTTACTACCCCTTGCTATGGATGGTTCGGACTACGCGGAATAGTGCTGGCGTCTTCCGATGGAACTGTGCGTGCGCCCATGGCAGCAAATGTCGTCCCTGTTCTACCCGAACGCGGCGCCGCTACCGTTATTGAAACGCGAGGTATCCGGCGTGTTGTCGCCTGTGGCTGGTGTTTGAATCTGGAAAACTTCGGGGCAACTCGCTTCGAAGATTACGAGTTCAATAGTTTCATTGAAGGATTTGGACTCAAGAACGACGGACTCTATGCGTTGGCTGGTGGCGCTTATTTGGATGGCTGGGTCGACTTCGGTGAAGACAACTTCAATCAACTTGGTCAGGTCCGACTGCCATGCGCTTATTTCGAGGTGTCGTCGACATCTCCGATCCATGTAGTAGTTACTGACGATAGCGGAAACTCCTATGACTACGCTGCGCGAAATGCTGACTCTTCGATGAAGATACAAAGAGTTGATTTTGGGCTCGGCCTGAAATCGTCGCGCTTCAATCTGTTAGTGAAAAATGGGAATGGCGATGATTTCTCTTTGGCGTCGAGCAACTTTACGCCGGTAGGTACCGGTCGAAGGATCTGACGACATGACTGACATCCTAACCCCGCCAGCCGGCTCTGATTCATCGCCCTACGTCATTGTCCCCAAGGTTATCAACGCCTCATGGAACCTTGGCCTGGAGAAGATTAGCGCCTTGTCGACCAAGGTGTCAGGTATATCGAGTACGGTGTTCGACATCGCGCCGGCCGATATTCCGACCGTCAGCGCCGGCACGGTCAGCGTACCGACCATTGCCGAGCCAGCCGTCAGTATCCCAACGTCCGTAGGCAGCGATTGGGAAAGCGTCTATGACAGCAAATATCTGGAACTGGTCAATCTGTTGTCCGACAAGTTCGTGGCATTTCGGGCGAGTTACTTCCCGGACGACGCGGCAGCTTATGGAGCGGTTGAGGACTGGCTGCAAGCCGCCATCGCCAACCCGAACGCCGGTATTCCGGCAACCGTGCAGGCTCAAATCTGGTCCGACGACCATGCCCGGATCACTGCCGACAAGACGCGGGCGCAAGAGGCCGTCGTTGCGCAGTTTGCCGGCCGGCGTTTTCCGTTGCCGCCAGATGTCGCGGCATCGGCGGTGCTGCAAATCGAACAGAAGGCGCAGGAGGAATTGGCCGGATCGAGCCGCAAGGTCGCCATGTTGTCGCTCGACATGATGAAGTTCACCGTCGAGAAATTGATCAGTCTTCGCCAGCTCGCCATGCAATCGGCCATCGATTACATCAAGGCGTTGGCTTCTGGCCCCGACATGGCATCCAAGCTGGTCGGCATTGGTTACGACGCGCAAAGCAAGCTGATCTCGGCGGCGTCAAGTTTCTACAACGCCCGTTCTCAAGCAGCCGAAACCGTCAGCAAAGTCCAGCAATACAACAACTCGGTTGCGCTGGAGGCCGCTGTCAAGAACCAGACGGCTGAACTGACCATGATGGAAGACAAGCTGAAGGCGCTGCTGGCCGAGTGCCAAACCCTGGCGTCGACCTGCTCCAGCCTGTTCAACAACCTGCACGTCCAGGCCGGCATCAGCGGTTCCGGACAAACTGCAGTGCATTACAACTACTCGAACGATACTGCCTCGTCGCCGGCATCGCTCACTTCTGCTTAAGAGAGGGTCGAATCATGGCAGGGGAAAACAAAGTCAAAGATAGTACGGACGATCTGATGGATCAGATGGCTAAAAAATACGGCCTTCCGGCAGCCGGGCCATCGGCGCAATCGATGACACCGAGTCAGACGTCCAACGCGGCCCCGCAAAGCGCCCCGACGAAGCAATCGGCACAACCTTCGCCACCGCCGCAAGGGCAGGGCGGAATCGTCAATATCTTGAAAAATCGCGGGTCGGTGATTGATAAGGCATCCGGCTTTTCAAACGGCGGAAAAATTAAGGGTCCAGGTACATCAACCAGCGACAGCATTCCGGCGCGGGTCAATGAAACCGGTGAGCCTATTCGCGTTTCTACCGACGAGAGGATCTTGAGCAAAGATCAGGATGGATTGCTCGAGGTCGTGGCACAAGGACTTGGTTTTGACGATCTTGATGCGCTCCTTGAGTCGGGAACCGGTAAGCCGGTTGGGCCGACGGTCAAAGGGGGAAAACTGGCGGCTGCCGATGGTTTGTCGCCGGACGACGAGCGTATTCGCAACGCGTTCAGCAAGACGACGGCGGATCAATTCGGACCTGCCGTCATGGACACGGTTCCTAGTCTTGGCACCGGCTCCCGGGTATTGCCGGCACCTTCGGCTAGCCAGGTCATTACAGCCCAATCGGCAGCCGAGCAATCCGGTAATGATATGCAACGAAGTGGAGGGATTTCTGGCTCGTTTGACGGTAAGGGCGTAAATGCCATTCTGGCTCGCGAGAATAAGGCTCGCGGCGAGATGATCGATCTTTCGATCAAGGCTAATGGCGGCAATGGCGTTGGTATTCTTGGCGGTGATGGTCAAACCGAAGCCGACAAGATCAATGCCGAACGCACGCAACGTTGGGCTATAGATGACCTGCGCCACGATTTGCGCGGTGCCGGAACTCGCTCTGCCAAATCGGCCATCGCGCAAGCGTTGACGGCAACCATCAACAATCAAACCCAAGTTCGCGGGCAGGATCTTAATTTCGCCTCAGAGCTGGCACGTCAAGGATTGACCGCTCGCGGCCAAGACATCAATGCAGCCAGCGATGCCAGCCGAAACGCCATTACTTTGCGCGGCCAGGATATTAATGCCATGAACGAGGCAGCCAGATTGGGGATCGACTCGGAGCGCCTGGATATTCAACGCGCCGGCGCTGATCAAGCGGCTGATAAATGGGGAATTGAGAAAAAGGTACTGACTGGACAGGTGACAGATTCCGAAGCCATGCGCAAGGCAAGGACGGATTTGCAGACCGCAATTGACTCTGGCGATTCAACAAAAATCGAGGCGGCGCGATCAAAAGCCGTTGCAGCCGGCATCAAGTTCGACAAACCAAACAACGAATTCACCTATGTACCAGACCAGTTGGGCGGTGGTGTCATGGTCAACAAGGATACCGGCGCGGCGGCGATGTATGGCCGTGACGGCAAGAAGACGGCGGATATTCCGGCGCCAGTGGCCACCAAACCGACGGCGCCCGTGCCAGCCGGATACACCGTCGTCGGCACAGCGAACGGCAAGCGCGTCCTCCAGGATGGCAACGGAAAACGATTTGTTGAAGGTGGTTAATCATGGCTGATCTGATTCCGTTTGACGGCGAAATGGATTCGCCGGTCAGTGGTCTGACGCTTAAACCGTTTTCCGGAAAGATGGACGGCGAAGATCCGGGGATGATCGATGCCGTCAAGAATGGCTTGGGCGACATGGCGCTCAAGTTCAATATTGGCACGACAGTCGATGTTCCAGAGCAGGCCGTCGGCATTAACGACATTCTGCGCAAAGGATCGCCGCTCGGCATAATCTCTCAGGCGATCACTCCGGAAGTCGTCAAGAAGGCACGCGACCAGGCGGAAACCGCTGGCCGGGATGCGCTCAATACGCGGCGCGAGAATTTGAGCGAGGAACTGTCGCCGGAACAAAAGGCATCCGACAAGAAAACCTATTTCACTGACGACGCATCTTGGGCCAATTTGGCCAAGGATGGGATCCTGCATGTCCCTGGTAATGTGGTCGATTTGGCACGCGAGGGCAAGTTGTTTTCCGAGGGTTGGAGCGATTGGCGCAAGGTCACGGGCGGCGCCGTCGAATCGGCTCCAGGAACCCTACTCACGATGGGCCCGACCGCCAAGATTGCCGGCACGGCCGGCAAAGAAGCCGCAGCCGCAACGCTGGCCAGGACAGGAAGCCAGGAATTGGCAGAAGCCGCAGGACGGAAGGCCGCCGAGCGCACAGCGATGGTTGTGGGCGGATTTTCCGAGGGCGTGCAGGGGGCTGGATCGGCGAACGAACAGACGCGGCGCAAGGTCATGGAGTTGCCGCAGGACAAACTGGATACGTCACCGTTCTATCAGGAGGCCTTGAAGGCCAATGGTGGCGATGCTGCCAAGGCAAGAATCGCGGCGGCGGATGCGGCCGCCATGCAAAGCGCCGGCATTGCCTTCCTGTTTGACTCGACCTTTGGTGCATTGGGCGATCGCTACCTGGGGACGGCTGCGGCCGGCAAGGGGACGCGCGCCGGGGCCGTTGTGCGCGGTATCGCGCAGGAAACACCGACCGAGTTCATTCAGTCGGGCGGCGAAAAGTTCGGCGAGAACCTGGGTGTGCGCAATTATGCCGACCCGAGCCATAGCTTGACGCAGGACGTCGGCGAGGAAGCCGTCGGCGGCGGCCTATCCGGTGGTCTGATGGGTGCCGGCATGGGTGGCGTATTCCACCAGTCGGGCGCCTCGGCGCCGAAGAATCAGCCGCCGCAGCTACCGGATACCGGGCCGATGTCGCGCGCCGCCAATGTGGCGCTGGCGACAGCGCCGACGGTCGATACTGCAGCGCCGGCCGAGTCCGTCGATTCGCGGCCGTTGTCTTCTGCTGCCTTGTCCGGTCCGGATCGCGTCCAGGAGATCGATGCGGAGCAGGGCAAGCTGGCGCGTCGCCTGACCGAGTTGAATACGCCAGACTACGGCCCGGCTTTCGATCTCGAGCGCGAACACCTGGCGGCACGCCAACAGGATCTGGCCGCCGAGCGCGACGGTCTGACTGTCGGTTGGCCGAGCTTGACCAAGGGCGCCGAGACATCGTTTTCGACCGAGGCTGGCGATCGCATCGGGGCGACCTACGCCTTGGCTGATGCCTCGCAACTGCGCACGAGTCACACCGAGGATCTGCGGCAGGCTGCCGACTATCCGCGCGAATTGCAGCCACGCCAGCGTGATCGCGCCGCAAGCGAAATGCAAATCTCCGGCATGGCGCAGCGTCTGGATCCGGCGCGCCTGGGTGAGTCCGCCGATGCCGCCAACGGGGCGCCGATCATTGGCGCCGATGGACTGGTCGAATCGGGTAATGCCCGCACCATCGCCTTGAAGCGCGTCTATCAAGGCAATCCGCAGAAAGCCGAGGAATATCGCCAGTATTTGCGCGACAACGCGCTGCGTTTCGGGCTGACGCCGGAAGCCATCGATGCCCTGCCGAGTCCGGTGCTGGTCCGTGTGCGCGAAACACCGGTGGACCGCGCGGAATTCGCCCGCCAAGCCAATGCGCCGACGGTCGCCCAAATGAGCCCGAGCGAACAGGCGCGCTCCGATGCGGCACGGATTGATTCACTGGATGATCTACGGCCGGACGACAACGGCGACTTCATCACGTCGCGCGATTTTGTGCGGCGCTTCATGGGAACCCTGGCACAAACCGAGCGTTCTGCCCTGATCGATGCCAATGGCCAACTGTCGCAGGCTGGTTATGCGCGCCTGCGTAATGCCATTCTGGCCAAGGCCTACGGCGATAGCCCGGTCTTGTCCCGCCTGGTCGAATCGCTCGACGATAACCTGCGCAACGTCGGCAAAGCGCTGATGCAGGCGGCGCCGGACGTTGCCAAGTTGCGCCAGGACGTCGCCGACGGCGCGCTGCACGATGCCGACATTACGCCGGATCTGCTGGCTGCCGTCGAAGAGTTGTCGCGCCTGAAAGATGCCGGGCGCTCGGTCAGCGATGCACTTTCCCAGGCCGGCATGTTTGCCGATGGGATTTCGCCCGAGGCACGCGACCTGTTGCGCTTCCTCGACGACAACCTACGCCGGCCGCGGCGCATAGCCGAGTTCATACAACGCTACACCGATGCCCTGCGCGCAGCTGGCAATCCGAACCAGGGCTCACTGCTGGGCGATAACGAGGCGCCGAGCAAGGGACAGATATTGACCGCAGCACGCGGAGAAGGGGAAAACCATGGGCAAGGACAAGCAGAGCGCGCTGCCAGCAACGCAGAAGCTGGTGGAGAAAATCGGGCAGAACCCAGCAGCACGCCAGGCGACAAAGACGGCCTTGGCCGCGCTGAAGGCGAGCCAAGCACCAGCGAATGGGTAGTCTTTCCGAAGGAAACGGGGACGCTCGGCATACCGCGACGAGACATGCCGCAGATCAAGGGCGAGGCGCGCGGGGCGCTGATCAACTTCCTGGACGCCCGCGGTATCCAGCACAAGACGGTGGATGTTGCTGCCGATAGCCTGAAACCGACGCAAGCCGAATTCTCGATCAAGAAAGCCGAGAACTGGAAAGAAGTGCGCGATGGCGTCGATCGTTCGGTATTGGCTTCGTCGGACGGCTACATTCTCGACGGCCATCATCAATGGGTCGCGGCGCTGGCCAGTGGTCAGCCAGTCAAGGCGATCCGCTTCAATGCACCGATCAATCAGTTGCTGGCCGAGGTTTTCCAGTTTCCCAGCGTCAAGCGTGCCGACGGTGCCGTGCAGGATACGGGCCGCCTGCAGGCCCGCCAGGATTTTCGCGATGCCTTGAACGACCTGGGCGCGATCGTGCGCGACTACGCGCAGGTGGCGCGCATGGTCCCGGAGAAGACACCGAACCTGATGCCGACGCTGGTACGTCTGTTTTCGTCTGGCATCAAGGAGGTCGGCTACAACATCAAGGATCTGATCGCCTACGTGAAGAAGGCGCTACGCGCCGAGCCGGAATTCAAGTCGATCTGGAACAAGATCAACGACGAGATCTACCGCAAGGCGGCCAAGCAGGCCATCGACCAGGCGCTGATCGCACCGGTCGAAGCGGCACAGGGCGACCTGTTCGGCGCGGGCAGTACGGCGCAACCGGCGGCCGTCGGTGTCAGCGGCGATCTGTTCGGTGCGATGGTCGGCGTCGCGCCGAGCGTTTTCAAGAATGACCGTGCCGATGTTGCGCCGGCCTCAAGTGCGCAATCAACCCGCCAAGGAGATGATCATGGGCAAAATGAGCAAGAAGGGCGGCGGCAAGAAGTGCTGACCCCGGCCGGGGAAGCGAAAGCAACCCCGGCACAAACCCTTACCGTCGATGGCGTGGATTACGATCTCGATGCACCGAATTTCGGTCTGCCGGCAGCGCCGATCACGCTCAAGGATGGCGACCCGCTCCTGGTGGAAACCTATAAGAAGCCGGCCGATTCGATGGTCGTATTCCAGGGTAAAACGGTGACGCGCGCAGCGATGCGTCAGTCGATCGAGGACGGCTATTTCAGGGAGGCAATACCGGCACCAGAGTCGCGCAAACCAATCGCCTATGTGATGGGTGGCGGCGGCGCATCTGGCAAAGGGTTCATCAAGAACTATTTGATCAAGGGCGGGAAAATCAATCCCGATGGCGCGGTGTCGCTCGACCCGGACGAAGTGAAGCCGGATATTCCTGAATACGATGCGATTATTGCCGCGGGCGATTCCCGGGCGGCCGCTGTGACCCATGAGGAGAGTTCGGACATTGCCAAGCGCATCAAGGCGCGGGCGATTGCCGGCCGATACGATTTGATCCTCGACGTGACGCTAGGTGATCCGAAGAAGGGCGAAAAATACCTGCAGGAACTCAAAGACTCTGGTTACGACGTCCGCCTGTTCGGCGTGACTGTTCAGCCCGAACTGGCGGTCATACGGGCCATGAAGCGCGCCCAGGACACGGGTCGCTACGTGCCGATCAATCATCTGTTGGCGGCGCATAAGGGATTCAACAGCGCCTTTGAATCCTATGCCAAGGTTGCCGACCAGGCCGTCCTCTTCGAAAATACAACAGAGCGTCAAGAAATCGCGCAAGCCGTTGATGGAAAACTGGTTATCGAAAACCAAAAGGCATATAATGGGCTTGCGGAAAGGAGTCATATCAATGACCAAGCTAGATCCCTCCGAGAAATTGGCGGCCATCAACAAGATGACCTTGCCGGAACTCCTGGCCGAGAAGGTCAAGATGGAGAGCGAACTGCAGGCACTGTACGATCGCTGGGGAACGAAGTCGGCACTGCCGACGGACGCCGCGAACCAGGAAGTGTTGGAGGACTGGATCAAGGAAATCAAGTCCAAGATTCGGCGCGCCGAAGCGATGCAAGCCCCAGCCAAGAAGGCGGCTTAAATGAACACGCTGACGCTGGTACGCGACGCCCTCAAGGACAAGAATCCGGATCTGTACCACACGCTGCAGACCAAGGGGACACTCAAGCAGTTTCTGACCGACCGGACGGACGAGATCAACGCCCAGGTGCTGGAACTGCAGCAGTCGATCGCCAATCAGAACGGGTACAAGCAGGCATTGCAGAAGGATCCGATGCAGGCGGTCGGGATACTGAACCAGGCGGGCGGAATGGCGCGCGAAAAGGTGTTCGCCGAAATGCTGGAATTCCCGCAGGCCGAGACATCCCGGTAAAGACCGGGCGCAACTATACATTCGGCGACAAGGATCTTACCTACGAGGGTAGCTGGCTGGTCAAAGCCAAGCAGAACGTCGAAGCCCTCGAACTCCTGAAACAACTTGAGAAGGACGGCCGCCAGGCCAGCCGTGACGAACAGGCGATACTCGCCAAGTTCATCGGATGGGGCTCGTCCGACATTGCCAATTCCATATTTGGCGACAAGCTCGACAAGCAGATCGACCTGATTGATCGTTACGAGCGCGCCATCGCGGCGTTTGATCGGCTGGGCAAGTCGGCGCTGCAGACGCGCGATCCGAATTACTACGACGCCTTCCAGGTAGCGCAGTCGAAGAACGCCGATCTGCCGTATTACCAGACTGACGGATTGACCCGCCAACAAGTCGAGGCAGCCAAGCCGGATATGGGCGCCAAGCGCTGGGCCGAGTTGCGCGATCGCATCAAGCAGGCCATGACGCCGGAAGAATGGAAAGAAGCTTCGCGCTCGACGCAATACGCGCATTACACCAGCAAGCCGATCGTCAAAGCGATGTGGTCGGCCGTCGAGCGCATGGGCTTCACGGGCGGTTCGATTCTGGAGCCCGGCGCCGGCATCGGCATCTTCCCCGGCCTGATGTCGCCGGCCATGGCGACCAATTCGATCTATACCGGCATTGAGTTCGATTCGATCACAGGCGGCATTCTCAAACAGCTATTCCCGGACGAGCGCATCGTCGTCGAGTCATTCATCGATTCCAAGTTGCCGCGCAATTTCTACGATGTCGCCGTCGGCAATCCGCCATTCAACAATACGGCGATCCTGGCCGATCCTGAGTACAAGAAGCTCGCGTTTTCGTTGCACGACTACTTCTTTGCCAAGACCATCGATCGCGTCAAGCCGGGCGGCCTGGTTGTATTTGTGACCAGTCGCTACACGATGGACAAACTCAACGACAAAGCCCGCGCCTATCTTGCCGAGCGGGCCGATCTGCTGGGTGCGATCCGCCTGCCGCAAACCGCCTTCAAGAAGAATGCCGGCACTGATGTCGTGACGGATGTATTGTTCCTGCGCAAGAAGGTCGACGGCGAAACCTTCGCCGGGGCTCAAGCCTGGGCGACGTCGGCACCAATGAAGGTGGGCAGTCGTCAATTCCCGGTCAATGAGTATTTCCATCAGCATCCCGAAATGGTGCTGGGCAAGCCTTCCGACAAGGGGAAGATGGCCAATTCGCCGGATCCGCAATACACCGTGGAAGCTGTACCTGGAGACATCGAGGAAATGTTCGCCAAGGCCGCAGCGACGTTGCCGGAAAACGTTTTCCAGGTCGAGCGCGGTTCGACCGCCGAGGCGGCCAAGGTCCGCGAGATTGACTTCAATCCGAAAGCGCAGAAAGAGGGTAATTACTACCTGAACGATGCGGGCGTCGTCATGCAGCGCGAGGGCGGTGTCGGCGTGCCGGCCGAACTTCCGGCAAGCAAGTTGGCCGTGGTCAAGGACTTCATTGGGCTACGCGATGCACTCAAGCAGGCGCATTACGACCAGTTGAACGACGGCGATTGGCAAAAGTCGCTGGTCGATCTGCAGAAGGCCTACCAGGCTTTCACTGATAAGCATGGCCGCATCAACCAATTCACGGTGACGCGGCGCGTCGAGAAAGTGGTGGATCCGGATACCGGCGAAACCTTCGAGGACGAACGCAGTTTCAAGCGTTATCCGCTGATCGACAAGATCATGGACGACCCGGATTATTCGCTGGCGATGGCGCTGGAAAGCGTCAATGACGAAACCGGCGAGATTACCGAAAGCGCCTTCCTCAAGGATCGCGTGCTGGGCAAGCCGGAAGCGCCGAGCATCCAGACCCCCGCCGATGCGTTGCTTGCCGTGTTGAATGATGTCGGTCACGTCGACGTCAATGAAATTGCCGACCGGATGGACATGAGTCGGCAAGAAACAATCGACGCGCTGGGTTCGATGGTCTTTGAAGATCCGGCCGCCGGCTGGGTCATGGCCGACGAATACCTGTCGGGTAACGTCAAGAAAAAATTGCAGGCCGCCCAGGAGGCCGCCAAGAGCGACCGCCGTTACGAGCGCAATATCGATGCCCTGCTGCAGGTTCAGCCGTCGCCCGTTCCTCCCGCCGACATCACCGTGTCGATCGGTATGAACTGGATCCCGGGAGAAACCTATGCGCAATTCCTGCACGAGAAAACCGGTATTCGCGCCCAGGTCGTCTACAACGAGCGTACCGGGCAATGGGTGGTCAATGCGTCATCCGGAACGTCGACGCTGGCGGCAACGCAGGAATGGGGTACGCCACGCCGATCGGCTGACGATATTCTGCTGGCAGCGTTGTCCGGGGCGCCGATCCGCATCACGGAAACGGTCGATGTACCGGGCGGCGGCACCAAAACCAATCTCCTGGCCGACGCCACCGAAGCCGCCAACCAGAAGCTGACGCAGATGCGCGAAGCCTTCGCGTCCTGGATCTGGCAGGATGGCGAGCGCGCCGACAAACTGGTCAAGATCTACAACGACACCTTCAATACTATTGTGCCGCGCAAGTTCGACGGCAGCCACCTGACGCTGCCCGGAACATCGAAGAAGTGGAGCGTGTTCGACCACGTGAAGCGCGGCGCCTGGCGCATCATCCAAACCGGCAATACCTATTTGGCGCATGCCGTCGGCAGTGGCAAGACGTTTGAGATGATCATCTCGGCGATGGAGCAGAAGCGCCTTGGCTTGGCCAAGAAGCCGATGATGGTCGTGCCGAACCACATGCTCAAGCAGTTTGCCCGCGAGTGGATCGACCTTTACCCGGCGGCCCGACTGATGGTGGCCGACGAAAAGAACTTCCACACCGAAAGTCGGCGTCGTTTCGTGTCGCGCGTCGCCATGTCTGACCTGGACGGCGTGATCATCACGCATTCGGCCTTCAAGTTGCTCGACCTGGATCCGGAGTTCAAGCGCACGATGATTGAGCAGGAACTGGATTATCTGCGCGCCGCCTTGGTGGAAGCAGGCGGCGAAGTTGGCGGCGACAAAAAGAAGAAAAGCCGCGACCCCAAGATCAAGCAGATCGAAAGCCGCATCGAGAAAATGGAGCAGAAGCTGGAAGCGGCGATGGCCAGCATCGGCAAGGATCAGAACGTGCGCTTTGATCAGTTGGGCGTCGACATGCTGTACGTCGATGAAGCGCATGAATTCCGCAAACTCGCCTTCGCGACGCAGCGCCAGGTCAAGGGCATCGATTCATCGGGCTCCGATCGCGCCTTTGATCTCTGGCTGAAAACGCGCTGGCTCGAACAGAAGCGCCCGGGCCGTTCGCTGGTCATGGCTTCCGGTACACCGGTGACGAACACGCTGGCCGAGCTCTACTCGGTGCAGCGCTTCATGGCGCCGCAGGTGCTGGAAGAGCGCGGCCTGGACGAGTTCGACGCCTGGGCCTCGATGTTCGGCCAGGAGCATACCGAGATCGAGGCGGATGCCTCGGGCAAGTACGCTCCGGTGACGCGCTTCTCGAAGTTCGTCAATGTGCCGGAACTGACGCAGATGTTCCGCGAGTTCGCCGACGTGCTGACGTCCGACCACCTGGCGGCCATGCTGGGCGACAAACGCCCAAAAGTGAAGGACGGCACGCGCAAGATCATCATCACGCCACAGACTGCCGCCTACCAGGGATTCAAGCGTGAATTGGCCGATCGCCTGGCCGTGTCACGCGCCTGGAAACCGAGCAAGGACGAGCCGAACAATCCGGATCCGGTCATTCGCATCATTGGTGACGGCCGGCTGGCCTCGATCGATATGCGCTTCATTGATCCATCGTTGGCGGCCGACCCGGATTCAAAACTGAACCGCATGATCGACGAGATCATCCGGGTGCACAAGGAAACAGCCGACTTCGAATACATGGACAAGGCCGACAATGTCGAACCGGCGAAGGGCGCGGCACAGATTGTTTTCTCCGACCTCGGCTTTGGTGCCGGCGTTGCGGAGAACCGTGGATTCAATGCCCGCGCCTGGTTCGAAAAGCGCCTGCGCGATGCCGGTGTCTCTCCGAAGGAAGTCGCTTTCATGTCCGACTTCAAGAAGAGCGACGCCAAGCTCAAGCTGTTCAAGGACATCAACGCCGGCCGGGTGCGGATTGTCGTCGGCTCGTCGAAGAACATGGGTACCGGGGTCAATGCGCAGCAGCGGCTGATCGCTTTGCACCATCTCGATACGCCGTGGTATCCGGCCGACCTTGAGCAGCGCGAGGGCCGCATCATTCGCCAGGGCAACAAGAATCCGTTGGTGCAGATCTACGCCTATTCGACCAAGGGCAGCTACGATGCCGTAATGTGGCAGATGCTGGCCAGCAAGCAACGCTTCATCGATCAGGCGCTGTCTGGCGATTCGACGGTGCGCTCGATCGACGACCTGTCGGAATCGTCGCAATTCCAGATTGCCACGGCGATGACCGCCGACGACGAGCGGGCTATCCAACTGGCCGGCGTGCGTGCCGAGATCGAGAAGCTGCAGCGCCTCTACCGGGCGCACGAAGAGCAGCGCGCCAACATGCGGCGCGAGTACGATCTGGCCGGTGAAACTATCCGCCTGAATCAACAGCGCCTGGCCGATGCGCGCAAGGCGGCCGAGCGCGTGAAAGACCTTTCCGGCGACAACTTCGTCGGGCAGGTTGACGGCCAATCCTTCGCTGTGCGCAAAGAGTGGGGTGCGGCCCTGCTGAATCGCTTTAAGGACTATACCGACAAGCTCGGTGAGGCCAAGGTTACGGTGGGGCAGATTTCCGGATTTGACGTCGTGGCAATGGGGCGTACCGGCATGGGTCATGGTTACGAGGCGGGCCTGGTTCTCGATCTTCCCGAGCCCGCCATGCTGACCGAAAGCCCGACCGCCGATCCGGTCGGCGTGGCGCTACGCGCGACTAACCTGTTGGCCAACCTGGCACGCGTACCGGCGCAAATGGAGCAACGAATCGCCGAGTCGTCAGCCAAGCGTAACGCCCTGGAAGCCCGCTTGACGGCTGCCTTCCCAATGGCCGAAATGCTGGCCGACAAGATCAAGGAAGCCGACGACATCGAGGCGGCGATGCTGGCCGATCAGAATAAGGTCAGCGGCCTGGAGCGCGAGCAGCAGCTGGAGGACATCTGGCAGAGCAAGACTGGCGCCATCACACCGCTTTTTGCCCGCGGCAATGGCGCCGGAATGGCGTTGCGCGATCTCAAGGCCGTCGTCGATCGGGTCAGCCGCGGCATGAAGAATCTACCGCGCGTCCATGTTCTGGAGAGTCCGGCCAGCCTGTCCACCAAGGATCCGGCACAAAAGAACCTGCGCGACTTCATTCGCAAGGCAGGCGCCTGGGAAGACGTCGAGGGCGCAACGCATGAGGGGGAAATCTACCTATTCGCGTCTGGCCTGTCGGACGAGGCCCGCGCCGAGCATGTGCTGGCCGTGCATGAACTGACGCATTACGGGTTACGCGGATCCGCCGGTAAGGATCTCGATGCGGCCCTGCAACACATCTGGATGCACAACGCCAAGGTGCGCCAGCAGGCGACCATCATCAAGGAGCGTTTCGGCCTGCAATCGAATATCGAGGCGGTGGAAGAAATCATCGCCGAGATGCCGAGTAACGAACTGGTGAAATTGACCGGCTGGCGCCGCGTCGTTCAGGCCGTTCGCAACTGGCTGTCACGCCTGGGGGCTGATCGCCTGGCGGCTCGCCTCGATGGCTGGATCAAAGCCGGATTGGACGAGCAGCAGCAAGCCGATCTGTTCGTTGCTGATCTGTTGAATGCCGCCCGCGAATGGGTGCGCAACGGCAAGGGCCGCCCGTACATGGATGGAACGATGCTCGCCACGGATAAATCGCTGGCTGATGATGTCCGAGCGCAAGAGCAATGGCTGACCTCGGAAGCCAAGGCGCGCGGCTACAAGTCCATCGACGACATGGCCGAGAAGAACTACAAGGCCTTCGAGAACCTGGCCAAGTTGTGGCGCGAACGGAACCCGGTGGATGGTGCAATGCTTTCGCGTGTCGCCGAAGAATGGAAGAGCGCGGAAAATCCGCCCGAGCCCGGCAAGCCGTTCATGGTTTATCGCCTGGCATCGCCCGATGAAAACAGTCTGGTCAATCGCAACGCGGCCGACGCGGAAGGCCTCGCCGCTTTCATCATGTCCGCAGAAGACTATGAGTCGTCGATTTCCTCCAAGGGAACCACGATTCACGCCTATGAGGTCACGGTGCCGGAATTCGGCTCGTTCAACGCTTTTCGCAAGGGCAAGGCGGATTCAGGGGCGGCCAGTAAGGTCGGCATGATGGCGAAGTGGGGCGGACATTGGTTGTCGTTCCCGGAAGGATCGGAATTCAAGTCGCGTCTGGTGGGCTCGTTCAGCCTCGAACAGGCCCGCGCCAAGCTGCAGGAAATGCACGGTGCCAACTACTTCGATGATGTCGGCTCGTTGAAGGGCGCCCAAACGATTCGCCGAATCATGGTGCAAGATTTCAACGGTGCTTCTCTGCCGCGCCTGTCGCGTGCCTCGCTTGTCGCCAATCAAGCAACGCCGAACAGCGTAGCGGAGCGCGCCAACGAGATCATCAACAGCAAGGCCGCCAGTTGGAAGCCCGTCGATACCGTGATGGCCAAGCTGACCCATGCGGTGCGCCTGGATCGCTTGACTACGGCGATCTATACGAAGGCTGGCGCGCTGCTCGATCGCTACACCCCGGAGCAGGTGAAGGCTGGCGTCGTGTCCGATTACGGCGTACCGGAAGCCGTCCTCGATCATCGGACCATGATGCAGGGGCGCATGCGCGTTCAGTTGCGCAAGTCCGGCGAACTGCTCGACAAATTGGCGACCTTGACCCGCGCCGAAAGTCGCGTCGCGTATGAGTGGATGAACAACGCCGATCCGCAGGCTGCCAAGTATTTCGAAGATCAGTTGCCGCCGGATTCGATCAAGGTGATGGAAGAGATCAAGGGGCTGATCGACAAGCTGTCGCAGGAGGCCGTTGATCTCGGCCAACTGGATCCCGAGTCCTTCAAGCGCAATCGCTTCGAATATCTGCGCCGTTCCTATGTCAAGCACACCGCCGAACTCACCAAGGGAGAAACGGCGGCACGTAAGCGGGCGATCGCCATCCTGGGCGAACAGTACAAGGGGCGCGGCTTGAGCGAGGCCATCGACATGGCCAAGTTCAAGAATGTGGCGCCGGAATGGTGGGGCCGTAAATTGAAGAACGGCCAAGCCGACAAACAACTCAAGGGCGAAAAGTTCATTCGCCTTGAACGTCGGGCCGCGCCTGGGGTTGGCGTGCTGGATCTCGAACAGGCGCAGGGGCCGGGCGAAACGAATCGGCAGAACAAAGGTCGCTTGCTGGAAGCCGTCTATTGGCCTGCCGCCGAGTCTATCCCAGCCAAGTATTCAACCTGGGATCAGGCCGGCACCTGGGAAGTCCGCGATGCCAAGGGCGGAAAGTTGGTCGTGTGGCGCGACTTCACCAAGCAGGAGCGCGTCGCAATGGGCGAAATCGACGAAGCCCGCTATGGCATCGCCAAGACCTTGCACGGCATGATTCACGACGTCGAAACCGGGCGCTATCTGGATTGGCTGGCCACGACTTACGCCAAGAAGCCGGGCGATAGCATCGACGGCGAAATCGTCGAGGCGTCAGAGCGCATGCGCGACACTTTCAAGCCTGGTGAATGGGTACAGGTTCCAGAAACGCGGATCCCCGGCACCAGCGTTCTCAAATACGGCAAGTTAGCGGGGCGCTACTTGCCAGGGCCGATCTGGAACGATGTTCGACAAACCGTCGGCTTCCGCTTCAAACCGCTGGGCGAAACCTACGCCGCAATCCTGGGCGCCTGGAAGACCGCCAAGACGGCACTTAGCCCGGCCGTGCATACCAATAACGTGATGGCAAACTTTGTCATGGCGGACTGGCATGACGTGACGGCTGGGCATGTGTTGAAAGCCTTGCGCATCATCCTGGCCTCAAGCGAACGTAGCGGCCGCGGCCTGATTGGTCGCACGGGCAATGCGGTAGCGCGTGCCGGCATTGCCGACCGCCAGGCAGCACGCGAGGTCATTAACCGTTATCAGGAGTCCGGCGCCAACCTGGGGAGCTGGGTGACGGCCGAACTCGAACAGCAACAACTCGAGCCCTTGCTGGAAGCCCTGGAAAAAGAACTCGGCATGATCGGGCAAACGGCATCTGGACAGATCGGCACCATGGTTGCCTTGCAGAAGCTGCTCCAGCTGCGTTTCCCGGAAGCCTGGGAGGCGTTCAAGCCAAGCCTACCGGGTCGCGTGGTGACGACCGAAGCCAAGAGCCTGATCGATCTCTACGAAGCCGAAGATCAGGTATTCCGACTGGCGGCCTGGTTGAAGGCCAAGGAAGATGGCGCGCATGATCTCGTCGCCGGCAAGATGGCACGCCGCTCCTTCCTCGACTACCACATCAATGCGCCGTGGATCCAGGCTATGCGTAGCACGGCTTTCCCGTTCATCAGCTTCACCTACCGTTCCATTCCGATGCTGCTGGAAGTCGCGGCCAAAAAGCCTCACAAGTTGATGAAATTGGCGATGCTGGCGGCCGCGATCAACGCCTTGGGTTACATGATGTCCGGCGGTGACGAGGACGACGAGCGCAAACTGCTTCCCGAGGAAAAGGCGGGCTCGATTTGGGGCATGGTGCCGAAGTTGATCCGCATGCCTTGGAATGATGCCAACGGCGCACCGGTCTTCCTGGACATTCGCCGCTTCATTCCGGTGGGTGACATCTTCGATACCGGCGCCACGCACTCAGCCGCGCCGATGCTGCCGTTCGCTATTCCGGGCGGGCCGCTGGCGGTATTTGCCGAACTGGTGACGAACAAGAGCCAATTCACCGGCAAGGACATCACGCTGGCGACCGATACCGCCATGGAGAAGGCAGCCAAGATTTCCGACCATCTCTACAAGGCATTCGCGCCGAACATCATTATCCTGCCAGGAACCTATGCTTGGTCAGGCGTGGTCAACGCCAGCAGCGGCCGTACCGACTCGTTCGGTCGCGAGCAATCGACCACGCAGGCGGTGACGTCGGCTTTCGGTGTGAAACTCGGCAGCTATCCCAAGGATGTGCTGACGCTCAACGCCCAGCGTGAAACTCAGGCCAAGGTAATGGAGATCGACCGTAATATCACGCAGTTGAAACGCGAGTATCAGCGCAAGGGTATTGATGAAAATGAATTCAATAGCCGCCTCGATGCGCAGATGGTTAAAAAGGTCGGCGTATTGGACGAGTTTCAAAAGAAAATGTCCGGGAAAAAATAACCAGTATAGGTTTTGGTATAAGAAGCCGCAGGCTATACCTTCTAAACCCCGTCAATCCGTGCTTACACGCTGGCGCATCAGTGGCGTATGGGCGCTTTTGGCCTCGTCGTTGTAGCCTGATTGTAAAGGCATTTTTTTTGCAGCCATCTAAATATATTGATTATTTACTGAATGGCTATTTAGCCATATTGCCAACTACACTTATCTACAATTGTTAGCACTTGGCTATTCAGTATAGGTTTTTTGAGTTAAATTTAAAAACCTATACCGCGATGTTTTGCGGATTCAAAAACCTATACTGAGGTGGCCATGACTTTCGACGCTCGGGCAATGAAGTTGCTCGAACCAGGGCAGCATATTACCAGTCCGGATTATCCCGGCCTACGACTCGAAGCAACCAAGGATAAACGCACCTGGACTTATCGGTATCGAAGTCCGGTGGACGGCAAACTGCGCCAGGTGAAAATCGGCAACTGGCCTGAGAAGTCGCTGCACATAGCGGTTGCCGAATGGGAAGGGTTGCGTAAGGCGCGTGACGCCGGCAATGATCCCGCGTTGCAGATCAAGATGCAGCGTCTTGAAATTCGCCAGGCCGAAGTCGAGCGCCAGGAGAAAATCGCCGCGGCGGCCTATACCGTTGCCCAAGTGGCCAATGATTATTGGGTAGGTCACGTCGCCATGGTTCGTGCGCAGAAGGGCGTTACCGAGATCAAGCGCATGTTCGACAAGATGCTGGGGCCGTGGGGCGATATTCCAGCCACGGAATTGACCCGAGCGCAGGCCTTCGACCTGATCAAGTCGCATGAACAAAAGCCAGTTGTGGCCGGCTACCTGCGTAGCGAACTCGGTGCCGCCTGGGATTACGCCTACGATTCCGGCCGGCTGTCGCAAGACATTCCAAACTGGTGGCGAATGATCTTGCGCGGCAAGTTGAAATCCAAGGGGAAGAAGATCAACGGAGTGAATATTGGAACCGCCAAGCGGGTATTGAAACCCGTCGAGGCTGGCACGCTGATTCGATGGCTACCGAATTTCACTCAACTGCTCGAGGATGCGCTGACCATGTATCTGTGGACAGGAACGCGCGGTGCAGAAATTCTTGCGGCCGAGGGTAGGGAGATCAACCGGGAGGCGGACGGCATTTGGTGGTGGCAGATTCCGAAGCACAAGACGAAAAACGCCCGGCATGAAAACGCCACCGATTTGCGGGTTCCGCTGTTTGGACGAGCCAAAGCGGTCATGCTGCGTCGCAAGGACAAATACGGCGATGGGCTGTTGTTTCCGGCCCGGCGGCGTGACGGAAAGATCGTCGCCTGCGAGCAGAAGACCGTCCAGGCAACGGTCTATTTTCATCAGCCCTACAGCGAAACTCGACCGGAGGATATTCGTCCACGGCTACCGGTGACGCATTGGTCGCCCCATGATTTGCGTAGAACAGCCCGCACTTTCCTGGCTTCGCTCGGCTGCCCAAAGGATGTCGGCGAGTCGATTATTGGTCACATGCTGCCAGGGGTGGAGGGGGTCTACAACCTACACACCTTTGATGCCGAGCGGGTGGAGTGGTTGAAGAAGCTCGATGATTACCTGGAAAGGCTGGCGGATGAAGTATAAATTTAGATTTCTTGAGGGCCGTTTTGTTTTGGATTTTTTGGCCATCCTATAACTTTGTTGATCGCTGTAATTGATTCGTCAATAGGATCGTCGTGTAAAGACCTATGCCTTAATTTGAGCAATGTATTCTTAGCTTCGCATAGGGCTTCTAGTCGCTTTGCCGCTAGTTCTCTGTACTCGATTCGCGTTTGCTCGGTAACTTCAAGGTTGTGGAGAAGTTCAGCATTCTTGGCTTCCAGTTGTTCGACTCGAATAACCCAATCAATCAGTCGGCCGTTATACAAACCTATTGCTTCGGCTCGTTCTCGAAGACTTTTTTCAGGTGTGTTCTTGTTCGTGGTCATTTTTGTTGTCCAATCTATACTGCGGCTAGTGTATTGCGGAATTAACCACTACATTTAGGTTTCTTCGCCCCGGTATTCGGCGGCGGCGGCAGGTCGGATACTGGTCTATCTGCAGCCCAGGCGCGCAATTCAGCCAGCGGATAACCGACACGGCGGCCGGAGATCTTGCGCGGCCGCGGGAAGTTTGTCTTGGCGTGGTCGCGCGTCAGTTGTTGCACTGTCGAAACACCGATGCCAAGAGCCATTGCCGCATTTTCAAGATCGACGAAAAGCGGCTCGATGGCGACGACTTTAACCATGTTGGCCATTTATGCAGCCTCCTTGATTCCAGCAAGTTCCAGTTGGATTTCGATCTCGGTATCGCGCACCGCATCGATGACCTGGCGCCAGGTGCATCGGGTCATGCGTTCCTCGATCGTTTGCATAATCCGCTTGGCGCGTAGCACCTTGGCCGGCGCCATCAGCTTTTGTTTTTGCAGATCAGAGCTCACCCAGCGCAGCGGGGCGACATCAATATCCGGCAGCAGGCGCTCGATCATCACCACGAATCCGTTGATGCACTTGTGCACTTCCTGCCATTCGTCGTTGTGGGATAAACGTGTAATCGGCAGATCCGTTGCGGCGTCGACTTCGATCATGCCCGACATCATCTTGTTGAATGCCGAGGCGATCGGTGACAGGAAAGATTGGACGCGGCGACGCTCAAGCGGCTTATCCTTGCCGGCGTGATAGCGGGCAATGATGGCCTGGCGGCGAAGTTGCTGGCGTGACATAGCCATTATTCGCCTCCAGACTCTGCCCAACGCATGGCTTCGTTTGCCATGAACAACGCTTCGGCGCAGGTCAGTTTGCTGGAACGGATGTAGAGATCGCCATTTTCGTCGTAAGCGACGATCAATACATCTTGGATTCGGTTCTGTTCAGCATCGGCCAGGGCCGAGTTCAATGCCTGAATGGGCGTCATGTTTGTGTGCGGATTTGGTGCCAGGCGAATAGTCGGCGTGGTACTCATTGCATTTCACCTTTCGGCGCAGGCAGCATCTTGTTTTCGGTAACGGTATCGAGAACGGTCTTTCCGCTCGGCAACAACAGTTGGCCAAGGAATGCCCCCTCGAAGCTGAGTATTCCCGTTTCGACGGCCGTGATTTGGCCTTTGATCCAGTCGCGCAGGATAGAGAAGACGGCGATGCTGGCCACTTGCACGGCTTCGGCTTCGTGTTGCTTGGCGGTTTTCTTCATCCGGTTGCTATACGGATGTTCTTTGAGCCAGGCGGCGGCATAGCCTGACATGCTGGCCTTGACCGACACCTGGCGACCGCGATACTCGAATTGAACGAGTAGTGATCCCTCGCCGTCGTCGATCATGTAGCCGAACTTCTGGCAGCCAAAGGCGCGCAGAATCTTCTGCATTTCACCGATAGCCTTATCGCCGCTGGTGGCGTTTTCGTAGGGGACGGGCATGGTCAATCCTCCGTGTCTTCAAGCGAAGCCATGAACTCGTCGCCGGCCGTGCAGAGTCCGTAGCAAATCAGTCCGACGATGGCCAGCAGGAACAGCAGGATCAGAAATTTGAAGATGGCCATACCTGCACCCCAGGAACGTTGAAGAAGCCAAGTTGGCCTTTGTACGGGATGAATGGCATAGGCTGCGGATTGCGCAAGACAAAACCATATTCGCCCATGAACCACGGCGAATTTGACTGAGTAACGCAATCAACAATCTCGACAGAGCCGATGATCCCGCCCCTGGCAATCGTCTTTAAATCGACGGAGTAAGTTACTCCGCAAACCGATTCTGCGAAGTCGAGAGCGTCTTCAACTTCATCGCAGGTACAACCTTTGGCGGCGTGGATCAAGATGCGGCCACGTATCTTGGTTGGCCAACTTCGGTTTTCAATGTCTTTTCCAGCCTTAAGGATCAGGCTTGCCCACGGTTGGCGAATACTCAGAGCTAACATTTTCCATTTCCTTCCCGAGTTTTCAGCATCGAGTCTGCCCACTGGTAGCAAAGTCGAGTGTGTGCATCGAACAGTTGGGCGCAATTGTTTTGCATTGCGTAGAGAAGGTCGCTCCCCATGCCTTCCGCCTGCATGGCGTGAAACAACGTGATTGGCGCCTTTGTCGCGATGTAATCGCGGAGTGTCATGCCGGGGTGCGAGACATGAAGTTCTCCGAAATCGTCTTGCCGCTCAACAACCGAAGGAAATGCCGGACCGCCCGTTTTTGTCGTGCTCATGCCTAACCTCCGTTCACTAGCTCAACGGCGCTGTGACATGCGTCACACAGATGGAATTCGTAGTAGCTACGGGTGATATAAAGGTGACGCTTGACCGTTACTATCGCCTGCTCTCCGTTCGGTTGAATCGGACCACATGCGTTCTCGAAGCGCGGATCAATACCTTGTTTTGGCATGTGGTACTGGCAGCGCGGGTTTTCGCAGATCATCGCCATCACGCACCGCCTTCGTTTTTTGCCGTTTCGGCTTGTGCACCGCAGGAGGCTTCTGGGTTGTTGTTCGAGTCGATCAGGTTTTTGATGCCTGTCACTACGTGACGCATGTTGCTTGCCGAAACTGAATCTACGGTGATTCCGACGGACTCAAGACCTTGACGGACTTTGTCCCAATCCGGTTCGGGAAAGATAGATAGCGGATACGCTTCGCACCATTGCTTGATGCGTTCCAGTGTTTCAATTGCCTGCTCGGCTTCGATTAGCTTTGGGTGAAGTTCAATCGTGGAGGCATCTGGGTCGATGCACTCATTGGCCGGATCGCAGATCACGGCCATGCCCATGATGACGCGGCCGATGCTGCCTCGATTGAGCAGTCGGCGCAGGTTGTCGATCAGCCTGTCGTACTGCTCGAGGTCGTCGGTATCCAGCCACTCAGTTGATTCGGATTCAGGGGCGCTGAATCGATGCGGGAAGTATCCACGCTCGATGTCATCGAGAACGCCGATCAGTTCAAGCGCCATATCGAGATCAGCTTCGCTTGCTTTGGCCATTTTCATGCTGCACCGCCTTCGTTTTTTGCAGTTTCGGCTTGTGCACCGCAGGAGGCTTTCACGCTGGCGATTGCTGCGCGGGCTTCGTTGTCAGCTTCTCGAATCGCGGCCATGAAAAGCTGCTTGTCACCGCCACCGCACCGGGACATCACGGTGACGTACTTCTCAAGCGCCGCCAGCAGTTCGTCGCGCTGCTTCTCTGCTGTAATGCACGCCGCCTGCCATTCATTCAGCTTGTCGAAGTTCTCCTTGGAGATCGCATTCAGTCGGTTGAACTTGGCCTCATAGTCTTTCAGCGAATAAAACATTCGGGCAACAAGATTTCGCCCTTGAGTACTATTCATGTCGCCATTCTTGATGACATGCTCAGTGCCGTCAGGTTCGATGACAAGAATGGTCTGAGAAGGCGTCATTTCTTCGTAATACCATTCGCCGAGTTTCGATTTTTGACTGTTCTCGCTCACGGCGTCGCTCCCATGTCGTGCATCATCAGCGCGTCCTTGCAAGCGATCAGGTGATCGCACTGATGCTGAGTCAGCAATAGCTTGTTGGCGTTCAGCGCTTCCACGCAGCCGCGCAGCAGTTCGGCCATGTTCTCGGCTGCCGCACGCTGGCGGTAAAGCGCCAGGGTCAGGCGATCCACTTCTGCGTTCCCTGCCACCTTCAGGCGGGCGATGTAGGACCGGGCTTCTTCGTCCGGATCGCGACGGGGCGGGAATTTTTTCTCGGTGGCGACACTGTTATTGTTGGTCGTTTCCATTACGCACCGCCTTTCCGTTTGCAGTTCGTTTTGTGGCGCGCACGGTTACGCTGTTTCTTTGCCATGCGCTTGACGTGGGCGGCTGTCCAGCCGGGTCCGTTCGAGTAGTTCCATGGGCTGGAGAACAGGTTCCTGGCGACGTGGCGCTCGCGATTCGTTCGCGCCACCTGTTCCGTGCCAGTCAGTGAAACCATTTGAATGTTGGCGCCGGCCGCTGCCAATCCAGCCGCCGCCAAGGCGATGATCTTTTTGCCAAGCATTACGCGGCCTCCTTCATCTGACCGGCGACGCCGTTCTCGATCCAGTGCGCTTCAATATTCGGCAGCAGCTGGGCGGGGAGGGATTTCAGGGTGCCGAAGATCAGCGCGGTATCGATGTCGCCGTCCTCGGCCATGCCGTCGAGCCAGTACATCAGATCCTCACGGCCCTTGATGTCGAGAACATCGACGCGATCGAGAACGAGCAGACGCAGGCCGGATAGCTTGGACACGGCGGCGGCGATCATGGCGTCGGCGCGCCACTTCTCGGATTCACTGAGCAGGTTGTAGTCGCGCAGGCCGTAGGTGATCCGCATGTCGGAATGGATGACGACCTGTTGCCACTCGGCGATGCCCGATGCCTCCAGCAATAGCTCATTGATCGGATCCAGCGATTCGGTCAGCAGATCGCCTGGGATGCCATCGGGGGCCAGGGCGTCGGCAATATCCGTCCACTCCATGACGTCCTGGTGCTTGGCGGCGACATTGACCAGCAGTTCGTCGCGGCTGGCGGCTTTCGTGGCCATGTCGGTATATTTGCTTTCGTCGGCGCGGGCGGTATCGCGGCGTGCCGTGATTTCGCGCAGCTTGGCCTGCAGGGCGTCGATGTCGGGTAGGGGCTCGCCTTGCGCGGCGATCAGCCTGTCGTATTCGGCCTTGGCGGCCGTGGCTTCATCAAGGTCGCGCTTGCCGTTGGCGACGGCACGCTGCATCAAGGCCAGGGCGTTTTCGTATTCCGGCAACTTGGCGATCGCCTCGGGATCCGGGCCGGCATCATTGCCGATCGGGTCGCCGTGCAACTTGACGTACTCGGCATGGTGGGCGGCGGCGCGATTCAGCAGTTCGCTCGGCCAATCGACTTCGGGATAGTCGTTGGACAAGGCCAGGAATTCTGCGGTCACGGTGGCCAGGCCGCGCAGCAGGAACTCGCCGGGCGACTTCGGATCGATCGGCTCGGCGCCGGCCAGTTTGCGGCAATCGGCGACCTTGGTTTCCCAGGCGGCCAGTTCGGCGCTATCGACATTCAGCTTTTCCTGAATACGGACGATTTTTTCCGCCTTGGCATGCAACTCCAGGCGGCGCGCTTCGCTCTGCTGGCGGCTCTCGATCACTTTCCGGGCAGCGCCGATTTCCTGCTGCAGCGTGCCGATGTCGGCATCGTCGGCGGCGATGATAGCGCGCGCCTTGGCGAGCAATTCGGTTGCCGTCTTGGCATCGAACTCCAGCGGTGCCGGCTGCCATTTGACGGCCTTGTCCTTGCCCCAGGTTTCGCCGTAGGTCAGCGTTTTCCACGACGCCTTGGCGTCGCGTGCTTTGCTCGACGCCTCGCCGGCCGCGGCCTCGAAGCCGGTGCGCAGGATCGGGATGATGCGCTCGACCTTGCTTTCGCTGCAGCCCTTCGCCAGCAGGCGATTACGGATGGCCGGGCCATCGATCTTGATGCCCATCAGGCCAAAGAGGAAGTCGCGGCGAGCTTTATCGTCGAGGCGAGCGAAGCGCTGGGCATCGAGAACATAGGGCAGGGTGGGCGGCAACTCGACGCCGCGCAGGCTGTCGACAATCTTGCCGGCGCCGGTAATGGCGACGCTGACGCGGCTGCCATCGTAATCGATCTCGACGGCGGCAGACTCGGCCCCGTCGCTGACCAGATCCGGGGCATCCTTCTTCAAGTTGACGCGCGTCAGGTCGGCCGTAAAGGCAAAGGCAATGGCGTCGCGAATGCTCGATTTGCCGGCGCCGTTCTGGCCAGCGATCAGGGCGACGGGCTTGGTGACAGCGAGATCGACGGCACGGGCGCCGATGAAGTTGTCGGTATAGATGCGGGTGATTTTCATTTTTTCATGTCCTTGATTGCGAAATAGACCGCCATGCAGGCCTGAACATCAGCCATTGCGCTATGGGCGTTTTCGAGTTGTTGGCCGGTGAAGTGAAGATAGGCTTCGGACAGATTCGGCGTCTTGTGATGGAAGCGCTTGGCCGCCTTCATCTTCTCGGTCGGCGGTAAGGCGCAGATCGGCGTCGCCAATCGGGCAGTGCATTCAGAGGGCGCACTTTTCCATTCGTCGGAGATCGGAATAACGGCATCAGGAACATCGAGAAAACGCTTGAGTCCAATGCGCAGAATGCGTGCATCGAACTGTTCGTTATGAGCGATCCGAGTCACACCAGGGCCGCGCCACAACTCCATGAACAATTCGATGGCCATTTTTTCCGGGATACCGACTGCCATTGCATAGTCGGTAGTAATTCCGTGCACGTCGGCGACGTCATTTGGAATTTCCCAGCCATCCGGATAGGTGATCAGATCAATACTGCTGATTGTCTTGCGGGTATCGAGATCAACCAGGCAGGCCGCAAGTTGAACGATATGCGGTTGTCCAGGGTGTTCGCTGGGCTCAGAGAACAGAGGAAGGCCCGTCGTTTCGGTGTCGTAAAATAGAACTCGGTTCAAGTTCATGCTGCTTTCCTTTCCAATACGCGGCGGGCGCCGGTCGAGTTCATCGGACTGACCAGGCCGTTGCGTTCCATGTCTTCAATGAGGCGGGCGGCGCGGTTGTAGCCAATGCGCAGATGGCGTTGCACCAGGGAGATCGAGGCGCGCTGGTGGGCGAACACAATGCCGACGGCCTGGCCGTAGAGCTCGTCCTCGCTATCGTCGACGCCGGTTGCCGGCGCCTCTGTGAGCAGGTCGGGTTCGTCGGGAACCAGGCCACCCAATTGCTCGATCAGGAAGTCGATCACGCGCACCACCTGGCCCACGTAGAGCGTCACGTCAGCATCGAATTGTTCGTCGACGTTCTCGGCGTTGCTCTCATTGCTGGCGCGCAGCAGATCGAGGAAGGCGACTTGTTTCAGATGCAGGCATTCGTCGACCTTGCACGACAGGCGATCGTCGTAGGTGATACCGACGCGGCGCGGCTGATAGCCGCTGGCCAGGCGCTTGCCCATATCGTCGACATCCAGACGAGTGCGCTTGTAGGTGATGGCCGGCTTATTGCTATCCGGCATTTCCAGTTCGGCGAAGTCGTCGACCGTCAGCGTTTCCGGGGTGTTGCCGGTCAGCCATTCAGCCAGGGCGCCGATCATGCTGTTTTGGGTCCGGATCGGCGTCAGCGGCACGTCGTCGAGCGCCAGGCGCAGGCATTCGATCATGGTTCCGGCTCGCGCTGCGCTGCTGGTGTCGACGATGAAATAGCGGTCGGTGAAGAAGGCCAGGGTACGTTTCTTTTGCGTAAAGGCCTTGGGCAGAAGTTCCTCGATGACGCGCTCCTTGACCTCGCGGCGCTGCTTGCGGCCCAGGGCATGCCCTTGTGTCTGTTCCAGTTCGATAGCACGCTCGCGCACTTCTTCTTCGACCACCGAACCCGGCAACAAGCGGTCTTCGGTTTCCAGGCAAATGACGTGAATACCGGAAACGTTGTGCAGGAGCGAATGGGTCGGCGTGTTGCACGGATTGACGAAGCCGACGGTACGGCTTTCGCTGGGGCCGCAGGGGCGGGCCTGTTGGCGCTGCAGCTTTTCAGGATCCACTTTGAACCCTGGCGTGAGCAGATAGGCGATGACGTTCTTGAGCATGGCGGCGGTATCTTTCTATCGGAATGTTGGGGGGGGGATCTCTACGCTTTTCAGGGAGTTGTCAGAGATGACTACGGGCTATTTTTGTCGTCGCTGCGCCGACGCTTGCAGAGATCCCCCGTAACGCTTACTCGATGGCCAGTCCGCCTTGGCCACGTTCGCGGCGCGGGCGGGTGGGCGCGGTGTCTTTCTTGCCGGCGTTGGCGATGGCTTGCTCGATGGCCTGCTTCTGCCCCTCAGGGAAGGCGCGGGCCATATCTCTGGCCAGATCGAAGTCACCGGTCTTAACCGCGGCGGTAGCGTCTTCGAAGGTCGGGCCGTCGCCGTGTGGCGCTTGGCCGGCGCCGGCCTGTTCGACAGAGCGCAGGGCGGCATCGTCGGGGTCGTCGTGACGCAATATTTCCCCGGTGGTGGCATCGATCACGTCGCCAACATTGGGCATCGGAGCATCGGCCGTGCCAGTTTTCAGGTCTTCTCCTGCCTTCTGTTGCAAGTCTTGCAGGTCGACCGAATAGGCGCCTGATTCATCTTGGCGCGCGTCGATAACAATGTCCTGCATTTCCTCAACGGTCTGGAGTCCCATCAGTAGTTCAGGCGCGTAAAGTTTTCCGAAGAACGAGGCGGTGCGATAGCGAAGCATGACCTCGGGCATCGTCTGCCACTTGCTTCCGTTCTTCTGATACCAGCCTTCCTTGACAGCCATCTCGACGCTGACGGTTGGCGACGTGATGCGCTCACCGGTTTCCTTCTCGACCGCCCAGGCCACGCATGACAGGTTATGGATGGTGGTTTTGACCTTGCGGTTCTGTTTATTTCCTTCGACCCATTCGCTGACCGTGTATTCGACTTCCTGCTGGCCGTTATCCTTCATTTCGAAGCGTAGCGGCGAGAAGCGGCCGCAGCCGTTGATTGCCGCGATGATCCATTGCGATGACCAGGACGGGCGACCTTCAACGATGTAAAGGTTCTGCATGACCATCAACGGGTCGGCGCCCATGCGGGTGGCCATGTTCATGGCGATGACGCAGTTCGGGATGGCGTTGTCGTTATCCTCGTAGACAGTGTCGCGCCCCTTCTTCTTCTCGATGACGGAACGGTATTGGGCCGGCACCAGCGTCGATGACGAAAGCAGCTTTGCCTGACGCACGGCAAGTTCGAAGGATTGCAGGGAGCCGAAGCCGGGAGTCACGGCGGGCAGGTTGGCCTCGCGCGGGGCGGGCGACTTCATTTCGTGGAGCGATACAGCGGGTGCGTTCATTACTGAAAATCTCCTGGTGGTTAATCGTGGAAAAGACACTTGCCGTAGCGCGGGCAATAGGTTTCCGAGCAGAGCAAAGATTTGGGGTTGGGATAGAAGCGGCCGCGCTTGAACATATCGGCGGCGAACTCGATCAGGCCCGGTGAATCCTCGGTGCCGACCATCACGCGCTTGGCGTTGGCGATCGTGGCCGTGCCAATCTCCGGTGTTCCCTTGGTTTTGAGCCCGATGATCTCGGCGCTGTCGGTAATCGGCTCGCCCGTCGTATGCTCGTAGAGCAGTTCGTAGGTGCCGACCTGGGGGCCGTGTCCCTTGGTGACGGCTGCACCTTTCTGGACCGCTGACGCGCCGCTCTTGAGGTCGGCAATCCCGACGCCATGCTCGGCCTTGCGAATGCGCGCCCGGTCCATCGTGCCAGTCAGGCGAACGACGACACCGTTGCCGCAGTCGATGTCGAGCGGCCGGGTTTCCATCTCGACGGCGACGAAGTGGTAATGCGGCGACACGTCGAAGCAGTATTTGCTGGTCAGCAGCAGGCCAACCTTTTCGGCTTCCGGCAGGGTCAGGTCGTCGCGGTTCATATCGACGTATTCGTCGTCGGCGCGCAGCTTGTCGACAAAGACGCCGGCCGCGTCGTCGGTGGTGACGGTATCGCCGCTGATGCGGGCCTGGTCGAAGACGGCGGTTGCCGCGTGAATGGCCGTGCCGAGTTTGGCGCGCAGACCGACCACGTTCTTCATGCCGAGCAGGTAGATCCCTTCCCAGCGGTAGGCGCAATCGAACAGGCCTGCCCACGACGAGGCGCGGACGGTGAGGTTCGGCTGCATGATGCGTTCGGGTGCGTTCATGCGTTCCTCGCTTTCATTGCCTGCGTGCGCAATTCCGTCAGCACGAAATTGGCGGCGGCGTCGGTGTTGATGTAGATGCTGTGCAGGGCGCGCGTCAGTTGGACGTCGACGCGCTCGGCCAGGCTGGGTGTAGCCGTCAGGCGTGGCGCCTTTTTCTTGCGCAGTCCAGTCAAGGAGAGTCCGGTCGGCTGGCCGCGGCGGGCGATGGCATAAGCCGATAGGCGATCCGGATCGACGATCTCCTGGCGCTGCAGGCCCAGGCCGTCGGAGTAGGTGGCTACATAGACGGGCGTGCGCGGAAGTTCTGGTGCGCGGAGCATGCCGGTAAAGTTGATCATGCTGCCCTCGCCGGATCGATGTAGAAGTCATTGGTCGGCACGACTTCGCGCCGCACCATGGCTTCGGCCACCGGCTGGAAGACGCGCTCGACGACGATGCCGGTGATCATGCCGACCGAGATGGCGTATTCGCGCTTGGCGAATTCCGCCGTCACGCTGTCGTCGATATTTGCCTTGATCGACTTGGCCAGCCACTGGCAGATCTCCGACCACTCTTCGGTAGTCATCTCATTCATCAGCAGGTTGGCCAGGCGCTCCGGATCGGTCGCCCACATCTGCGCCATCTTGGTCGCGCGCTCGGCCAACTGCGGATCCATCAGGGGAAGATCGGCCACCATGTCAGACGCGACCTTCTTGCTGGGCGCCAGTGACCTGCAGGAAGACCGACAACGAGGCCGACTTCTTGAAGCGCGGGGCGTGGTGAGCGTTGCAACGCGGGTTGTAGTTGGGCGAGAAGACCCAGCGATCGCCGAGCAGTTCACGTGCCTTGGCGCGCTTCGCTTCGAGATCGGCGGCCAGGCGTTCGACGATGGCATCCAGGCGGGCCTGTTCGGTCATCGCGGTTGCAGCGGAAGCAATCAGCAGCTTGCGCTGGGGAAGGGCAAAGTCCATGTGACAACTCCCTATCGTTTGGCCGGGAACCGCCCGGCGCGGTTGATGGGTACGTGTCCACCACCGTTGCACTGGCTATCGCCCTGTTGTCCGAGGACGGGCCGCTGGCGCATTGGTCGATTCTGCGAAATACGCATTGGTGCCTGGTTTCCCAGGCCGATGCGTACTTAAAGACAACCGTTGTATGGATCGAGGCAGCGAACTAGCGTCTTCAATTCGTTTTGGTATTGCTCGTCTTCAAACTGATTGATGCTGGACAGTTCTCGACGAACGTCGATTTGGTCGTCGCAAACCTCGGCGGCGTTTTTCTCAAGCTCGTACATATCGCGCACGTCTTTGGTGATCAGGTCGATAGACGGCTTGTCGTAACCAGCGGCAGCGCATTCATTTCGGAATTGACGGATGGCTGCGGCGCGATTCTTGGCAGCACGGCGTTCGCTGGTGCGGGCTTCTTGCATCCTGGCGATGCAGGCTTCTTGGCGCTGGATCAAGGTTTTCATGGTCATCCCCTTATGCGACCAACCGGTTCGGCTTGGCTTCTTCAACCACGAAGCCGAGCGCCTGAATATTCATCAGGTCGGTGTTGTTCAAGGTCTTCTTGCCAGCAATGGCGGCGAAGCGCTCGGCGACAGGATTGGCCGGGTAGATGGTGGTGTTGCCGAAGACGCTGCGGACTTCGACCAGGCAAACCGGATTGGCCGGGCCGCGGTTCTTGATCGGCAGCATGTAACCGCGGCCGGTCGGATCGTCGCGACCAATCAGCGATTCACCGGCTTTCTTCGGCAGGGCTTCACGCAGCAGACCGCCGGCATCCGCCAGGCGCCAAGCCATGTTGTCCGGCTCGTTGTCCTGCAGGCGAACCATGGCAGCTTTGAGCAGCGATTCAAGGTCAGCCTTGATGGCATCAAATGCCTTGTTTCCAGAAGTAGCGTTCATTTCGATCTCCAACAATTAACTCCCACGCCTCCATTGTAGCCGGTGGCTAACGTGTGTCAATAGCCATTGGCTACTATTTTGCGTAATGGCTAAAATCGTGGACGAAAAAAAACACCGCGCAGGGGCGGTGTTGCTTTTGGAACAAAGTGTCAGCTAATCGTCAGAGATGGAAAAACTAATTACCCACAAGTCATTAACATTATGTCATGCGTGAAAATTCTCACGGCATGACGTTAACGTAAAGTAGTTATACTGAAATGCCCAACAGATCAGAAGAAGACGCCATGCCTGACATAGACGCCATCATCGACGAGATCAAGGAAAAACTTGATTTGTTGCGCACGGTTCACGAAGTACGCGGCTCGGCCGTTTTTAGTTTTCCGGATGGGCGGTCTAGCGTGGTCGACGGGAAAGTCGAGTATCGCCATCAGTACCAGGGGCGGGCGGGGGTTCTGTTCCATCGTCACTGATCTTGGCTTTGATCATGGCGTGGCGCCGCAGATAGTGAAGTAGATCCAGTTGGTCATCGCGCGGTAGCTGTGACATGACGCGGGCCGCTTCTTCGGCCAGGTCGCTGATCTCGGTGACGTCGTGCGGGTGATCCAGCCAACCTATGGGCTTGCCGAAGGTTTCCTCGATCTCGCGCGCCTTTTCCGTGCCGATATTGCGCGGCTTCTTGGTCACGGAATGCAGTGATCGATTGATCATCTGCGATAGCTGAGAATCCGAGATCCCGAGCTTGTTACACACGGCACTGCGGCCGAGGTCGTCGGCGATGCGCTTGATGTTTTCGGCGCGGAGTTCTTCGGCGGTTTTCATGTTCGATATTAGATAGTCATTGGCTAATTAGGTGAATTAGCCGATGGCTTGACATATCCATTAGCCAATGACTAAACTGTTCTTGTCTTTGACGAGAAACGGCTATGGACTTAACCACCTACCTGAAAGAAGAGAAGGGACGAGCGGCCAAACTGGCACGCGATCTCAAGGTTTCTGGACCCACGGTTCACGGCTGGGGCTTCGATCCAGAAAAGAAACTCCCGATCCAGCGGGCGCCTGAGATTGAATTCTTTTCCAGCGCGATCGTGACGTGCGAGGAAATGCTGCCAGACGTTACCTGGGTCCGCGTTGACGATCCCGACTGGCCGCATCCGCTGGGCCGGCCGTTGATTGACGTAATGAATTCGAGGGCAGCGGCATGACGCGCCCGGCCGGACTGTCAGCAGTCGTTGTAGATGCTGGACCCCGCCGGCCGACATTCGCCGTCCTCGACCAGTGGCGAGGCGTAGCGCGCCACCAGGAAAGACACCGCAAGGGTGATGGCCAGGACGAGCAGAAATACCGGCGACCGCAGGTTGCCGTTCGATTCCTTGCAGGACCGACAGAGCGCCCTGACGGCAAAGGTCAGGGGAACGCCGACCGCGAAGAAGCAGAGAAGAAAGGTCGGTATGTGCATGACTATCTCGGGATTCTATCAGCATGAGTCCGGCGCTATCCAGATCCGGGGCGACCAGCCCACTCGGCAAGTTGTCCTTCGAAACCAAGGTTCGCGTCGCCGAGCAAGTCGGCGAGGAACTGGAAAGACAGGCCCGCGATTTGGGGCTCAGTTTGGCGGAATACATACGCGACATCTTGACGGTTAAGGCGCTCGGCGTGGACACAGTTCGCAAGTTATACGAGTCGCGTCTGAATATGGTGGCCGGAATAGGCCCACAAGAGGGACCGTAACAGCCATGCGCTTCGATAACGTCCTCTTTGGCCTGGCCGCCTTCGTTTACATCGGTTTGATTGTCATTGGCCTGCGTGCGCTGACCAACGCGCAGAAGCGGAAAGGCAATCGGTAATGCAGCCTAACCGAACGCACGGCTTTACCCTCGAACAACTCGAGCGCATGTGCCAGGGCAAACATCGCTGGTCGGATGAACACGCCGCCCGTGCCGGTGGCCTGCAGTCGCTCGAACGCCGGCCGCAAACCCGCAAGCTCTACACCTATCACTGCCCGGCTTGCCGCGGCTGGCACCTGACCCGCAGCTGGGTCAAGGGACAAAAACCCATCACGCTTGACCCGGAGGCCTGCCATGCCAGGACATCTAAAGCTGGTTGATTTTCCGTTCAAGCCAGCCGCCGTCGACATCCCGACGGCGCTACGCAAATTGGCCGACGAGATCGAGGCCGGCGACTACAACGCGGCCTTGTCGTTGCTTTGGGTCATTGACTGCGGCAATGCCGACATCCGAGCGGGCCTGATGGGCCAGTGTTCAGATCCTGGAGGCGTTGCTTACCTCCTGGCTGGCGTCGCCCAGCGAAAAATAGAGAAAGGGATGGTTTGAGATGAATATCGTACAAGCCGATACCGCTGTCGCTGCCTTTCACGCGCACCAGGAAAACGGCGGTGCCGATTGCCAGAAAGCCAAGAATAAGTCTGCGGTGTCTGGCCGGCGTAATGAATTGTTGGCTGACGGAACCCTGGAGAAGAAGGCAAAACGCAAGTGCCGGATCTCGGGTGTGACCATTACCCAGGTTGGTTTTCCGGCTGGTCAAAGGGAGTTGTTTCAGTGACAGAAATCAACGGCCCAGCATTGCGCTACCACGGAGGAAAATTCCGCTTGGCGCCTTGGATCATGCAATTTTTCCCGCCTCACGTGAACTACGTTGAGTCATTCGGCGGCGCAGCCAGCGTCCTTCTCCAGAAGCAGCGCAGCTACGCCGAGGTGTACAACGACCTCGACGGCGACATCGTAAATTTCTTCCGCGTTCTTCGCGTTCCAGACCTTCGCCGTCAGTTGCTCGAGCTGGTTTCTCTCACACCATATGCCCGTGAGGAATTCGACGAAGCGTGGGAAGAGGTAGTCGATCCTGTCGAACGCGCCAGGCGCACCGCTATACGCGCACAAATGGGGTTCGGCTCTGCAGGCGCAACCAAAGGTTCGACGGGATTCCGAATCGACACTCACCGGGCCTATGGAACAGCGCAACACCTGTGGGCCGAGTATCCGCAAGCCATCGCGGCTGTTGGTCAGCGCTTTCAGGGGGTTCTGATCGAAAACAGACCTGCTATCGAGGTCATGCAGCAGCATGACCGGAACGACACGCTCCACTTTGTGGATCCGCCCTACATGCTATCCACTAGAGTTCTTCAAGCCAACGGGAAAGGTTACTACCGCCACGAAATGACGGACGCCGATCACCAGGCGCTGCTCAAAGTTCTACTCGAGCTGGAAGGCATGGTTGTCGTCAGCGGCTACGACTCAGAGCTCTACAACGACATGCTCGCCGGCTGGGAGACTTTTCAGACAAAGAGCCGAATTTCAGCCGGTCGCGGCACGGCACTGCGTACGGAAGTGGCTTGGATCAATCCAGCCTGCTCTGATGCGCTCAATGGCCGCTGGGGATTGTTTTCATGATCTGGAACGAACACCTGATAGCCCGCGCGATCAGCCTGCAAACGCTGGCGCGTAAGTGCGTCCTGCTCGTCGATAACTGCAACTGGACCGGCCACGAATGCGATGTTCTCGGCGTGACGACCGACCTGCGGATTATCGACGTCGAGGTCAAGATCAGCCGAAGCGACCTCAAGGCCGATGCCAAGAAAGAGAAGTGGTGGCATCGCCTGACATGGCGCGAGAAGGACGAGGCAGGACTTATCCCAGGATCAAAGGAGTGGTACGACGCCGGGCATCGCGTCGAGCATCCACGAAAAGTCTGGAAGCACTACTACGCGCTGCCCAAAGAAATTTGGACACCAGAACTCCTGGACGCTTTGCCAAGCAAGTCGAGTGGCGTTCTGTTGGTTACGGAGCGCAGTGGGCGGATTGAAGTCATGTGCTATCGCCGCGCCACGCCGAATAAGGATGCCTATCGGCTGACACCTGAGAACGTCATCGACGTTGCCAGACTGGCGAATCTGCGCATGTGGGATTCGTATTACCGCCTGGACATTGCCAGTAGAGAAACCAACTACTGGCGGGAACAGGCAAAGGCGGTGGCATGAACTACTACGAGCGTTTCGTCGGCGATTTTCAGCGCGATACCGGTCATCTTTCTTGCGTCGAAGTGGGGGTTTATGACCGTCTTTTGGATCACTATTACGCGACAGAAAAACCGCTGCCGTTTGACCTCGATGATCTCTGCCGGATTGCTCGCGCCATGGACAAATCGGAGCGCAAGGCGGTGGAGCGTGTGGCCGATGATTTCTTCCCGGCAGATCTCGACGGAAAGCGCCATAACGCCCGTGCAGACAGGGAAATCGCCAAGGCGCAAAACCGGATCAATGCAGCGAAAGAGAACGGGAAGAAGGGCGGCAGGCCAGCCAAGGATAAAGGCAATGGCAAGACCGCTGATAGCCAAAACGATAAGCCAAAAGTAACCCAAGAAAAACCCATTGGGTTTTCATCGGGTATCCCAGCGGAAACCCATGCTGGTGTACACCATGCACCAGACCCCAGGTTAACTACGTCTACACATCAGAGCGCGGAAGTAAACTCAACTACTGGTACGCCAGCCGGCGCCGTTTGCGCGCGCCTCAAGTCGGCAGGGATTCTCGACGTGAATCCACTGCACCCGAAATTGCTGGCACTGCTCGGTGCCGGCTTGTCAGTCGAAGAGATTGCCGCGGTCGGACCGGAAGCCAAGGCCAAGGGCAAGGGATTCGCCTGGATCCTGGCAACGGCGGAAGGCCGGCGACGCGATGCCGCAGCGACACCACCCCTCCCCAAGACCCGAGCGCAGGCAGCCAAGAAAGACGTGCCGTGGTTCCTGCAGATCTCGGTGCAGGCCACCGAGGACAAGGCCAAGGAAGCCAGCATTGCCTGGAAGCCCGGCGAGGATTTCGTGTCTTTCCGCAATCGCGTTCTGGCAGCGCATGGCATTACCGACGACGTGATCCGCAAGGCACGCGCCGAACTGAACGGCGAGGAGGTCGAGCCATGGGAATGCCATTGATTTCCGATACCGACGATCGCCGGACGTGCAAACAGTGCCAGCACGTCACGCCGGCCGGTCCCTGCCAGGCGGCCCGTCGCCAACTGCTGACTGTGTTGCGGACCTATGAGGCGAATCGCGAGCAGCTGCAGCGCTGCGTTGCGTACTTGCCCAATCGTAGCGATCCAGATCAACGCCCGGGCCGTGTTCGCTGGCCAGGCCTTGTCGCCATTCCGAGAGAGGGGAACAGACGATGAAGCGCGAATTTGACCATGGTGAAGGTGAGATCGCCGTGACCACCGATACGGTGATGAAGGCGATCGATGAATACGTGCGTCAGTCCCCAGCTGGGCTTGAGCATTTCACCACGCTGGAAATATCCAGACACATGGGCGTCGATGAATATCCGGTACGCACTTCGTTTTCCTGGCTTGTCCGCTTTAAGCAGATCGAATCGGTGCCTGGCGTGCGCAGTGAGCGTTACACCGGTACCCAGCATGAGAAGTATTCGGCAACGGTCTATCGTAAGAAACCGCAGGCATCTCCAGTTGACTACGCTGCCTTGATGGGAGTTTTTTGCCGTGGCTAAAGGCCGTAGCCGTCGCGCTATTCGCATGTCGCCGGACGAACTGTTGAACGTCCAGGCGAGGATTAGCGGTGCATTGACGGCGACGCAGATGCGCGATGCGCCGGTGGAAAAGGTGCAGGGTAAGCAGAAATTCGGCAACGAGAAGGTCAAGGACGGCGATATGGTCTTCGACTCGAAAGCCGAACACCGCCGTTGGCCCCACCTGAAAATCCGCCAGCGTCTTGGCGAGATCAGCGACCTGCAGCGGCAGGTTCCTTTCGAGTTGATTCCACGCCTGGAAAAACCGAGTGGCGGCCACGAGAGGCCAACGGTTTATCTCGCCGACTACACGTATCGGGAAAACGGTGAGCTCGTTGTCGAGGATGTCAAAGGTGCCGTGACGCCTGAGTTTCGCTTGAAGCGCAAGCTGATGTTGTTCCGCCACGGCATCGAGATTCGGGAGATCCGGGCATGAGCGCCAAGAACGACTACGGCCTGACTTCGCAGCAAGAGCATTTCGCTTGCCTGGTTGCGAGTGGGAAAAACCAGTCGGAAGCGTATCGCGAGGCGTATCCGAAATCGAAGTCGTGGAAGGACGAGGCGGTTTGGGTCAATGCCAGCAAGTTGATGGCTTACGCTAAGGTTTCACTAAGGGTATCCGATTTGCAGCGCGCGGCTGCCGACAAGGCTGAACTCGATGTGGCGGAAACGCTGCTCGCCGTTCGCCGCATCGCGACGTCGGACATCTCAGCCATCTATCACCCCAGCGGCAAAGTGAAGTTGCCGCATGAACTCGATCCGGCAACGCGCGCCGCGGTCAAGTCTTTCAAGATCGACGAGTACGGGAAGATCGAATACCAGTTTTGGGACAAGAACGCCGCTCTGGAGAAGGCAATGAAGGCGCTTGGCCTGTACCGCGAAGACAACAAGCAGAAGACTGACCCGTTGTCCGAGCTAATCCGTTCGTTGTCCGGCAATGTTTTTGGTGTCGTGCCGCAGGACAAGTTGCCGAGCGACGACGAGTAGATGTGGAGGTGTGCGATGCGTAACTGTCTCGAAATCATCTGGTTTGCCGTCCTGTTCTTTGTTCCGCGCTTTGTGACAGAAGACGTGGCGCTGGAGATTGACGGCGATGACGAGTACAGCGTGGTTTGCCCGATGGCGTTGATCGAAGACGGAGAGCGCTATGACGCCGTAGTCACGGCAACGTCGTTCATCTTCATGTTTTGGGGCTGGGCTGTGCGAATTGAATCGGAGATTCGGCCTTGGCCTGAAACCAATTCGGATGGAGAAAAGCAATGTCCGTGAAAGACCTAAAAGAGCATTTCGACGAAACGGCGCCATTCATCGGTTTCGTCATTGATTCGATCGTGGCCGTGCTGTTCTTCATCGGCTTCCCGGTCGGCTTTGTATTTGGCGCCGTTTGGTCAGGTATTTCCAACGGCTTCAAGGCGGGAAAACTTTGGTAAGGAGAAAGACAATGACCCAAAGACTTGATTTTCGACTGGCTCGATCAGTCATCAAACGCAGAATTGACGTCTTCATCGGAAAGAGTAACCCTGCAGGTGAATTTATTTCGGTAGCAAGGCCGCTTGAGATGATCCCATGCGACGATGAAACGCTGATCACTGAGCCAGCGTTTGTATTGAGGTTTGATGATGCCCAGGATCTGATGGATGAACTCTGGAACTGCGGCTTGCGCCCGACCGAAGGCAGCGGAAGTGCCGGGGCCCTGGCCGCTACCGAGCGTCACCTGAAGGATATGCGAACCATTTGCTTGGGCTTGCTCGGGAAAGATGGAATTAAGGTTGAATGACCTTTACCGCAGCCGAGCTTGCAGCGAACCTCGATGATCCGGTCTGGCGTCTTTCGAATCTCTACAAGATCATCATCAAGGACGATGACGAAGACGAAGGCCTGGTCATTCAGTTTCGCCCGAACCGCGCGCAACGCCGGTTGCTGGCTCGGCTGCACAACCGCAACATCATTCTCAAGGCCCGTCAGTTGGGCTTTACCACGCTGATCGCACTGCTATGGCTGGATACCGCGCTATTTTCGAATAGCCCGATCCGCTGCGGCATCATCGCCCAAGACAAGGGTGCGGCCGAGTCAATTTTCCGCGACAAGGTGAAATTCGCTTACGACAATTTGCCGGAATCGCTGCGTATGGTCATGCCGTTGGCCAAGGACGCGGCCGACGAACTGCTGTTCGCGCATAACGGCGCGTCGATCCGTGTGGCAACCTCGATGCGTTCCGGCACCATCCACCGCCTGCATGTCTCGGAATTCGGGAAGATCTGCGCCAAGTATCCGGAGAAGGCGAAGGAAGTCGTCACCGGGTCGATTCCGTCGGTGCCGACCTCCGGGATCCTGGTCATTGAATCGACGGCCGAGGGCAGGGAAGGCGAGTTCTACAAGATGACGCAGCGCGCGAAGGCGCAGCATGAAGCCCGCAAGGTGCTGGGTCCGAAAGACTACCGGTTCCATTTCTTTCCGTGGTGGGAAGAGCCCGGGTATGTGGTTGATCCGCAGCACGTCGAGATCGGCGAGAAGGACAACGAGTATTTCGAACGGATTGAATCGCTGATCCACCGGCCGCTCTCGCTCGAGCAGCGCGCGTGGTACGTGGCGACGCGTGACGCTGACTTTTCAGGAGATGATGAAAAGATGTGGCAAGAATATCCAAGCACGGCCGAAGAGGCTTTCCAGGTATCGACCGAGGGTTGTTTCTACGCCAAGCAGCTGGTGCAGGCGCGCAAGGAAGGGCGCATCTGCGCTGTGCCGTACGAGCAGAACTCCCCGGTCAATACGTTTTGGGACTTGGGGCATTCCGGTCAATCGGACGCGACCGGCATCTGGTTTCATCAGCGTATCGGATTGCAAAACCGTTTCCTGCGCTATATCGAGTGGGCGGAAGGCGAAACCCTGGCCGAGTACATGCGTTACCTACTGTCCACCGGTTACATTTTCGGCCGTCACTATCTGCCGCACGACGCCGACAACAAGCGACTCGGCACCGATCCAGACAAGAATCGCAGCATCAAGGAGATGCTGGAGGAAATGCTGCCGACACATCACTTCGAAACGGTGTCGCGCGTGACCGATATTCACACCGGCATTCAGGCCGTGCGCAATATCTTCTCGACCTGCTGGTTCGACGAAGTGGGTTGCAAAGATGGATTGCCGCACCTGGAGGGTTATCGCAAGGAGTGGGACGACAAGCACGGATGCTGGCGCGGTACGCCGCGGCACGATGAACATTCGCACGGCGCTGACTCGTTCCGGCAGTTCGCCCAGGAGGCGGACGCCGGCAACGTGTTTCGCGATGGGTATGGTGGGGCGACTCGCCGGAAGCAAAGAAGTGGGAACTGGAGGACGGCATGAAACACTGTAAAACCTGTAAACACCGTGACGAAAAAGGTTACTGCCAAAGCGAAAGCTGACGATTTGCGGTAAAGTTTGCACACCACATTGGGCCGGCAACGGCAATCAAAGAAGCCCGCTTCGGCGGGCTTTTTCATGTCCGATTGAAATGCTGGCTGGCGACCCACAATCGACCCCAATCTAATGGTTGGGGTTTTTTATGCCTGTCCAAATCGGTGGGGCCAAGGCCTGGAAGGTTCGCCGGCACGGCGACATCGGCGTGTCTTTCCAGTGGGTGAACGAAGAGCCCGCAATGATTCTCTTCCCGGCGAATCGCTCGTTGCCCGGCGCCGGGGCGTTCGTGATCTGTTTGTCGGCTGCCTTCAAGTACGCCGACTCGAAGAGCGGGGCGCCAACCCCTTATCTGATCCAGGCCGCCGCACAGGCGGCAACGCAACTCGGTTTCATGGCGACCGACACGTTTGCGCTTCGCCGCATTGCCGACGTGATTGTCGACAGCCTGCCGGATCTCGTCGACATGCCGCCCGAGCCGCAGCAGTTCAACGCCGAGCAGGCGCAGGCCATCGGCGAAATGGTGGTCAAGATCGGCGGCAAGACCGTCCATGAATCGGTGGTGACGGCGCCAACCGCCAGCGAGTTGCACTGACCATGAGCGGCAACGGTTTCACGGATTCCCGCGCATCGTCGGTCTTCGACGATCCGACACGGATGGGCGGCACAGCGCCGCAGGTTGTCGATGAACAGCGGCCAGCGCATCGCCTTGATTCGCCTGCGATGCAAAAACGTTTCCACAAGCTGCAGGAATGGTTTGACCAGGAGATGCAGCGCCAGGCGCATAACCGCTATCAGATGGCGCTTGACTGTGACTATTACGACGGCCTGCAGTGGTTGGAAGAAGACGCCCAGGTGCTGATGAACCGTAATCAGGCGCCGCTGGTGTTCAACGAGATCAAGGGCGTGATCGACTGGATCATCGGCACCGAGCGCCGGACGCGCGTCGACGCCAAGGTGCTAGGCCGCGAGAAGAGCGACAACGATTCGGCGCAGGCGAAGACGCAACTACTCAAGTACCTGGACGACACCAACAAGACGGTATTCAACCGGTCGCGCGCCTTTTCTGATTGCGTCAAGGCCGGCTTGGGCTGGATCGAATTGGGCGTGCGCGGCGACCCCAGCGAAGAACTGCTCTACAAGCGCTACGAGTCGTGGCGCAACATGCTGTACGACTCCAACGATACGACCCTCGATCTGTCGGAAGCGCGCTACATATTCCGCTGGAAGTGGCTGGACGACGACATCGCCGAAGCCTATTTCCCGGATCGCGTGAACGTCATTCGGCAGGCGGTTAAGGATGGTACTGCGCTGACCGACCAGGAGAATGACGAGGACGTCTGGTATCTCGGCCAGCGCGTCACGGCGCCCGGTCAGGACTACGCGCCGGCTTCGGTCGGCAAGTACGCACCTATCGATCGCAATGCCTTCGCCTGGTCACGGCGCTCTCGCGTCAAGATGATCGAGTGCTGGTATCGCATGCCGGTATTGCGTCAGAAATTCAGCGGCGGCGACCTGGCCGGCGTCGTTTTCGACAAGAATAATCCCGAGCATGTGCAGGCGCTCCGCAATGGCTACAGCGTGTTCGATAAGTTCGAGATGGAAGTGCGCTGCGCGATCTTCACGGCCGCCGGCCTGGTGTGGGAAGGAAAATCGCCGTACAACCATGGTCGCCTGCCGTTCGTTCCGCTCTGGTGCTATCGCCGCGCTGCCGACAATGCGCCGTATGGTGCGATTCGCGGCATCCGGGATCCGCAAGACGACCTGAACAAGCGCCATTCGAAATCGCAGTGGATCCTGTCGACCAATCGCGTGACGATGGATGATGGCGCTGTCGATGACATCGAAGAGTTGCGCGAAGAAGTGGCCAGGCCGGATTCGATCATCGTCAAGAAGAATGGCAAGGAACTGACGATCGAGCGCGACAACCAACTGGCCGCGCAGCATATCGACCTGATGGAACGCGATGCCCAGCATATTCGCAATGTGGCCGGCGTCACTGCGGAAAACCTGGGACGCCAGACCAGCGCCGATTCCGGCAAGGCTATCATCGCCCGCCAAGAGCAGGGCTCAGTCGTCACGACGGAGATATTCGACAACCTGCGCTATGCCGTGCAACTGGAAGGCGAGTTGTCGCTGTCGATGGTCGAGCAGTTCTACACCATGCCCAAGGTCATTCGCATCCTGGGCGACCGCGGGGCCGCCAAGTACATCCCGATCAACAAGGTCGATCCGGATAGCGGCGCCATCTTGAACGACATTACGGCCAGCCAGGCCGATTACGTTGTTTCCGAGCAGGACTTCAAGTCGTCGCTGCGCATCGCCATGATGGAAAGCCTGTTCGACATCATCGGCCGCCTGGCGCAGATGAACCCGCAGGTGGCGCTCAACCTGCTCGATCTGGTCATCGAAATGGCCGATATTCCTGGCCGTGACGAGATCGTGGCCCGCATCCGAAAGATCAATGGCCAGCGCGATCCGGATGCCGACCCGACACCGGAAGAACAGGCGGCCGAACAGGATGCGGCGGCCGAGCAGAAGCGCCGCAAGCAGTTGGAACTCGATACATTGGAAGCCGAACTCCAGAATCTGCGCGCCAAGACCAAGGATCTGGTGCGCAAGGCGGTGAAGAGTGGCGTCGAAGCGGCCTATGCCGCCATGCAGGCCGGCTCGGTCATTGCACAGATGCCGGAAGTCGCGCCAATCGCCGACGAGGTGATGAAGGGTGCCGGCTACGAGGATCCCAACCCGGCAGGCGTTGATCCAAATTTCCCGGTGCCGCCCCAGGCAACTCTGCCGGCCGTCGATTTCCCGACCAATACCAGCCCCATGCTGCCGGCCACCGCTGGCACCGGGGAGATGCACGGCATTGAAACCCAGCGCGCCGATGGCGCACCCACGTAAGGAGAAGAACCATGGCCAGAAAAATCAATGGAGCGGTGTGCTGCATTTCCGACGACGACTGGCAAACGCAGCGCGATCTCGAAACGCTGATGGAAGCCGAGCGCATTGAGAAGGATCCGAAGCGGCTGGCCAAGGCCAAGCAGTTGGCCAAGCAACGCATGATGGACGCCGCCCGGATTGCCTCTGAAGGCAAAGACGAGTCCTAACCCACTTTCACCACCACCAAGAAGGAGTGTGAACAAATGGCCACGCTAACTGATGAAGACCTGGCCGGTCTGTCCGAAGAAGAACGTCTTGCCCTGCAGGACGATGGCGAAGAAGGCAACATCCTGTCGAAGATTGCCGGCGATGGCACCACGCCTGATAACTCGGGCAATGCGAACAACGCTGATGATGACGAAGAGGATGATGACGACGAAGCTGCTGCTGCCGCCGCTGCCGCTGCCGCTGCAACGAATAGCGAAGACAACAAAGATGCGGGCGGCGAGAGCGGCGAGAGCGGCGAGAGCGGCGAGAGCGTAAAGCCAGACGCTACTACTGGTGCAGACAACGTCGTTTCGGGTGACTTCATTCCGGAATTCAAGGTGACGCCGGTCGAGGATTTCGACGGCAAGATGGCTGCTTACCAGGATCAGGAAAACGCGCTCGTCCAGAAGATGCAGGACGGCGAGATCGACATGGCACAGTTCCTGTCCGAGAAGGGAAAGATCGACCGCGAACGCACCGATCTGATTATCGCCAATAGTGAGGCCCAGCGCGCCGACGAACAAAACAAATCCTTGCGGCTCCAGCGTTGGTCGTGGGAGCAAGAGCGTTTCTTCGGTCAGAAGACGTCGGAAATCTATAAGGATCCGATCCTGTTGGCGGCTTTCGATGCCTCGATCAAGGGTCTGGCCAATGATGACGCCAATGCCCGCAAGCCACTTAACTGGTTCCTGGAAGAAGCCGATCGCCAGGTGCGTAACCGCTTCAAACTGGAAGTTGTGCCGGCCGGCGATAAGCCGAACAACAACGATAAGCCGAAGACACCAAAGGCGCCTGATCTTTCCGGCGCGCCGAAAACGCTGGGCAATCTGCCGACTGCTGACATCAGTGAAACCGGCGCCGATGAATTCGCCTACCTGGACAAGCTCGAAGGCATCGAACTTGAGGCGGCGCTACGCAAGCTGACGCCGGAACAGGAAGCGCGCTACTTGGGGTCTGCATAAGCAATGTCCATGAAAGTCGACCTCCGCGTTGGGCAGTCCATCAATTTCAATGGTGGAAAAATCGTCGTCACGTTGCTGGAGAAGTCAGGGCAGCGCGCGAGGTTCAACGTGGAGGCCGACGATACGGTCAAGATCGGCTTGCCGGATCGCGACGAAGTGCCGGCGAAGGCCGGTATTTCCGGTGCGATGAAGCAAAAAATGCTGGCTGGGCGGAAATAATGCAGTCGTAGCTTGTTGAATTGTTGGGTGCGCAAGAGTGCGCCTTGGAATGAGGATAACCAAGGAGAACTCTTATGCCTCGTACTATCGTGGGTGCCGGCGACCCTAAAGCCGTCAAGAAGTACAGTGCGTTCCTCGCAGTCGATACTTCACGCAAGTCCTACTGGAACAAGAAGTTCATGGGCGTCGGCGAAGAAGCGCAGACCCCATTGCAGACGCTGCCGCATCTCGAAAACGATGCCGGCGATACCATTTCCTACGATCTGGTCATGCAGTTGAAGATGAAGCCGATTCAAGGCGATGCTCAACTGCGCGGCAAAGAAGAAGATCTCAAGTTCTACACCGACAGCCTGCTGATCGACCAGCTGCGCGGCGGTGTGAATACCGGCGGCAAGATGACCCGCAAGCGCACGATCCATGATCTGCGCAAGGTCGCCCGCGTTCGTCAATCCGATTGGTGGGCTCGTCTGTTCGACGAAACCCTCTTCATGTACCTGTCCGGCGCCCGCGGTATCAACCCGGATTACATCGAAGATACCACCTTTACCGGTTATGCCAACAACGCCTTCAAGGCGCCGGATGCCCAGCACCAACTGTATGGCGGCGACGCTTCCAGCAAGGCGACGATCGATGCGACCGACAAGATGTCGCTCAAGCTGATTGACCGCTGTGTTGCCCGCGCCGAAGTCATGGGCGGTGGCACGACCGGGATCCCGGCCATCCAGCCGGTGATGATCGACGGCGAAGAGCATTTCGTCATGGTCATGCATCCGTGGGCCGAATACGACCTGCGCACCGATAACTCGACTGGCGGCTGGCTCGACATCCAGAAGGCACTGGCCACCTTCGAAGGCCGCGGTTCGCCGATCTGCAAGGGCGGCCTGGGGATTCACAACAACGTGATCCTGCACAAGCACAAGGGCGTGATTCGTTTCACTGACTACGGCGCTGGCGGCAACGTTCAGGCGGCGCGCAATCTCTTCCTGGGTCGCCAGGCAGGGGTCGTGGCTTTCGGTTCGCCGGGTACGGGTCTGCGTTTCGATTGGAACGAGGAACTGGAAGACCGCGGCAATCAGGTGGTCATCACGACCGCATCGATCTTCGGCGTCAAGAAGTCGCGCTTCACGATCGACGGCACCGATTACGACTTTGGCGTCATCGCAGCCGATACGGCGTGCGCCGATCCGTCCTAATCGATCGACGACGAACGCCTGAATAAAGGAGAAACATCATGGCTTTGAACAAAACTGCGAACGCCAAGGGCTTGATCCCTACCCCGGTCGCCGTGGCCTGCGAAGTGATCGCAGTCCGCGCCGAGTTCCCCCTGACGGCCGACCTGTCGGCCAACGATCTGATCCAGATGATGGATCTGCCGGCGGGTCACTTGCCGTGCGATCTTGTTCTGGACTTCGACGCCCTGGGCGGCTCGGGTGCCGTGTCCGTCGGCCTGCTGAATGCGACCAAGGACGATCTCGATACGGCAGCCTCCGGTGGCGCTGCCTGGCTGACGACCGGTTCGGTGGCTGCGGCCGGCGCCCTGCGTGCCGATGCGGCTGGCCTCAAGGCAATGTCGCGCTGCGCGGTCGATAACGCCGCCAACCGTGCCGTCGCGGTCAAGATCACGACCGACACCACGGCAACCAGCGGCAAGATCGGCCTGACGCTGTACGTGCGTCCGGCTTAAGCGAGAACCATCACCGAGACAAAGCCGTCCGCGCCCGAGGCCGGGCGGCTTTTTTACGAGGTCAACATGAAAATCGAATCCATCATCAAGCGGGTCAATGGCACCACCGTCGATTTTGGCAACGGTGCCGTCTATGTTTTCAATGCGGCCAACAAGCACACCTGTACTGTGACCGATGAAGATCACATCGATCGCTTTCTGTCGATTCGCGAGGGCTACCGTGCGGTCGACGAAGATGTCGCTGTTGCCGTGCCGGTCGAGCCGGTAGGTGCGACCCCTGGCACCGTTCCGGAAGCAGCAGTAGTGCAAACGGCCGAAACTAGCGTTCCAGTTGCTGCTACGAAGAAGACCGCTGGTGCACCGCGTGGCCAACGTGCCAAAGGCGGCGCGAAAGGCAACTCGCAGCCCAAGTAATCCGGTGACGGCATGAATCTACGCGAACTGCGCCAGCACGGCAGAAAAGAATCGGCGGATGATCGGGCGACACCGCCGCTTTTTTCCAATGAGGAATGGAAAGATGCCCTGAATGACGCGATCAATGAGGCGTGTATTCGTGCTCGACTCATAGAGAACGAAGAGATCGCCTTACGCAATGGAGCGGGGTCTAGGCGTTATGCCGTCATCCCTGATCATGTTTGGCGAATTGAGAACGTGCGTTTCAACGGGCGAAAACTGCTTCTGGTCGACAAGACGATGCTTGACGCATCAGAAGGCGAGCAGTGGGAAGAGCGCACGGCGGACGTACCGATCGCCTGTTACGAAATCTCCGGGAAACTTCGCTTTTATCCAATTCCAGATACCGTCGGAGATATTCGTGTTCATGGGTTTTGCACGCCAGAGAAACCTTTGGAAGATGACGACGACGAGCCCGAAAGCATACGTTCTCGCCTGCACGTCAAGTTGATCGATTGGGCTCTGCATTGCCTGTATTCAAAAAAAGACGCAGACCTTTATGACGGTGTTCAGGCCGACAAATACGAGGCAGCGTTCGAGCGGACCTTCGGTCCCCGTCCGGATGAAAAAGCCATGCGCCGCTTGCGTATAAACGTCAAGCACCGGACTCGTGGAGCCTATTTCTGATGAACGACGAACTGATCAACGAAGCCTGGTATCACAGCGTCGAAGAGCGTTTCAAGGATCTGGCCAGTGCATTTCCTGACGGTCCGCTCAAGCATCGCGAATATCACCAGGCGAAAATCGATGCGGCGCGCGAAGAGGCTGAATTCTGGAAGGCGGCCAAGTTGGAGATGACGAAAGCCGGCGTTTCAACGCTGTTGGGCGTATTCAAAACCATCCTGGTTTTGGCTTTCGTCGGCCTCCTGTTCAAGTTCGGTCTTGGTGGTCTGGCGGCAACAGTTGCCGGCGTACCCGGAGTGGACAAATGAAGCTGACACTCAAACTTGGCGTGATGTTCGTCGACAACTTCTTCTTTTGCTATGCCAAGCCCGGCAATGGCAATGTGGCACTGTCGCCCGGGCGCTACTCAGTCCAGACGCAATACAGTCATGCCCACGGCGAGGATCTGCCGAATGTCGAACACGTCGGTTGGGTGGGTGCGCAATCAAGGAACGGCGTAGCGCTTGATCTTGTCCTGGGACGAGTGCTGAACGGCCAGGATCTGTTGCCATGCGCGCCGACGCTGGGCCGCCTGCTGGCGTTACTGGAGGCGGCGGAAGACTGTGGCCAGGCGGTCACACTCGAGGTGATTGAGTAATGGCCCTGGTCAAGAACTGGAAGCGAGTGTTGCGCCGGGCCTGGTCGATTCGCCTGATCCTGATTGCCGGCATGTTTTCCGGCTTGGAGGTTGCGCTGCCTTACCTGGAGCAAAGCATCGGCATCCCGCGCGGCTGTTTCGCCATCTTGTCGATGCTGGTTGTCGGCGGTGCCTTTGTGTCTCGTCTGATCGCTCAGAAGGGGGTCAGTGATGAATAAATATGCCTCGCGCAAGTTCATCCTGGCCGTGCTGGCACTGGCCTGCTCGACCTGGATGCTATGGGAAAAACTGTTATCCGGTGCCGATTACAAGACGTTGGTTATCGGTACGGTCGGCGCCTACATCGTCGGTAACGTGGCGCAGAAAGCGACGGTGAAAAATGGCGGCACGGCTTAACCGCATTATTGCCGCATCGGCGATTGCCGCGGCGATTGCTGCGCCATCGGAAGGCATCAAGCTGACGCCGTATTACGACCCCGGTGGCGTGCTGACGGTGTGCATGGGCTCGACGCGCAACATCGAGCGCCGCCTCTACTCGATTGACGAATGCAAGGCTCGGCTAAATACCGAAATGCGCCAAGCCGTCGAGGCGGTCGAACGTTGCCGACCAGGGTTGCCGACAAACGTACTGGCGGCCTTTGGTGATGCCGTTTTCAACCTGGGGCCGGCGATTGCCTGCGACACAAAGCACAGCACGGCGGCTCGCCTGCTTGCGGCCGGCGACATTCCTGGTGCCTGCGAACAGCTACCACGCTGGAACAAGGCGCGCGTCTTCGGCGTGATGACAGAGTTACCCGGTTTGACCAAGCGCCGTTACCTGGAGAGATCCGTATGTCTATCGCCGGAATAGAAATGCCGAGCGTCATCAACATCAAGGCGGTTCTGATCGCGCTGCTGATCGGATTGCTGGCTGGCGCCGTATCGTCGTGGGTAGTTCAAGGATGGCGGATTGACGCCATCGAGGCCGACTTCATCAAGGATAAGGCCGAAGCGATCGACAAGGAGCAGACCCGTGCCAATCAGATTTCAAACGACTATGCCGAAGTGGTGCGCTGGCTCAATGAGCAGAAACAAGTGCGCACCGTTACGGTCGTTCGCGAGCTCGAAAAGCCGATCTATCGCGATCGCGCTTGTGTGCTGCCTGAGTCTGGCCGGGTGCTCGTCAATGATGGCGTTCGTCAAGCCAACGCCGCCCGTTTCGGTCACACAGTATTGCCCAAAGATCCCTGAGTTGCCGGAAAACGCGACGCTTGGCGATCAATTGCTGTGGTCGATCTGGATGATCGAAGCCTATGCCGAGTGCGCAGCTGGAAAGGCAAAGTTGATCCAGTGGGCGACGGGGGGCTAAACGATGGCCAGTACCAAGCTCAATATCGTCAAAGGCAAGACGCTCGCCCAGGTCATTCGGTGGGAAACCAAGCCGGTCGTGCGCAAACCGATTACGGCTATCGATCTGACGACTGGCGCTCCGCGTATTGAAGCCTCTGGACATGGCTGCCCGAATGGATGGCGCGGCTTTGTCTTTGGCGTCAAGGGAACCAAGGAACTGAACGTCGACGATCCGGATTCGGTCGCGTCGTCCGACTATCACGAAGTCACGGTGATCGACGCCAACCATATCGAGTTCAACGAAATCAACGCGGCGAATTTCACCAATTATCAAGCGGGTGGATTCTTCGCCTACAACAGCCCGAAAGACCTGACCGGGTATTCGGCTCGCGTCAAGATCAAGGACAGCATTGGCGGCAGCGTCCTGTTATCGACCGAAGCGGCCGATTCGCCAAAGAACCTGATTACGGCAACGGTGGATAACACCGCCAAGACCATCACGATTTCGATTTCGGCAGCTACGACTGCCGCTATCGACTGGTCCGAAGCCGTTTGGGAGGTCGAGATGGTCAACGGGGCCATCGTCGAGCCATTGATTCCGCCTAGCACGGTCACTGTGACCGATGAAGTCGTGACCTAAGACGAGGTAAATCATGTCGAACGTAATCTATCCGAAGGCCAAACAAGAAGCGCTCAAGGCGAATCTGAACATGAGCGGCGGCACCGTCAAGGCGGCGCTGGTTGATCTTGGCACCTACACCTACAGCGCGACCCATCAATACTTTTCTTCGGTATCTTCCGCCGTGGTCGGCACGCCGCAAGCCTTGGCCAATAAGACCTTTGTCGACGGCCTGTTCGATGCCGATGACGTGACGTTTCCAAGCGTCACCGGGAACACGGCCGAGGCCATCGTGATTTACATCGATACCGGCGCCGCCGGTACATCGCAACTGGTGGCCTATATCGATACTGGTGTCACCAACCTGCCGGTCACGCCGAATGGCGGGAATATCGGCACCAACTGGAATGCCTTGGGCATTTTCCAGTTGTAAGAGGCAGTCATGCGTTTCGCCGACCGCGTACAGGAAACAGTCTCCGGAACGCCGGGGACCGGGGCCATTACGCTCGGCGGCGCCGTATCCGGGTATCAGACCTTTGCTGCGGGCTTCGCCGGACGGCTGCCAACGGTGGTTAATTACACAATCGTTGATGGAGCCGCTTGGGAAACCGGGGAGGGAACGCTGAATAGCGGCGGCACCCAACTGACCCGCGACAAGATTTACCAATCCAGTAACAGCAATGCCGCCATCAGCGCATCGTCGGCGGCTGTTGTGTTTTGCACGATGTCGGCCAATCAAGCGGCACGACCCACCATCGGGCGCATGGTCGCATCGATGCGCGGCCTGGCCATGCCGTAGGAGATAACAATGTCGGCAAACAACGATCCCATCTATACAAGAGTCGGCGCGATGGGCGTCGGCGTGTCGGTTGCCTCGGCACAGAATACCTATGACGGCGCCGGGGCCAATGACACGCTGGTTTTCACGGCAGATTCGACCAACGGCTCATTCCTCCAGCGGCTGCGTTTCAAGGCAAAAGGCGCCAATGTCGCCACGGTGGCTCGCGTTTACATCAATAACGGTTCAGCCAACAGTACGCCGGCAAACAATAGTTTATTCGGCGAAGTATCGTTGCCTGCGACCACGGCAAGCGCCACGGCGGCGACACCGGACGTTGAATACCTGCTGAATTTCGCGCTGCCTCCGGGCTATCGAATCTATGTCGGGATCGCGACTGGCGTTGCGTCCGGTTGGGCAATCACGCCGGTTGGAGGGCATTACTGATGCTCGATCATTCGCACCTGCCAGGACAAGGAAACGGCGAAGTTTTCCGCTTCGTCGGGCAAGTGCAGGCTTCCACACCGATTGCGCCGCAGGTTTTCCAGAAACCGCGCGGCAAGTCGATGTTCCATATTCAGCTTATCGGCAAAGGCGGAGATGGTGGCGCCGGAGTCATCGGCGCCGTGTCGACGGCAGCCGGCGGTGGCGGTGGCGGATCGGGTGGGCAGACGAGCATCCTGATTCCGGCCTGGGCATTGCCGGATATGCTTTACCTGTTCCTGGCCGGCGTTGGATCGCCGTCAGGAAGCATGAGCTATGTCTCAGTAAGGCCAGTAGCTAATGCTGCGGTTCAACAAATCTTAGCGGTTGCTAATGGCGGATCAAATGGCGGTAATGCTTCTGGAGCTACAGCGGGTAGCGCTGGTGGTGCTGCAAACGCTGCCGGACCATCAGGGATGTCTCTTGGTTATATGTGGCTCCAGTCTGCTCTTGCCGGGCAACCCGGCGTCGCCGGAGGGACGACAACCAATGCGTCGGCGCTTACATTGCCGGCAACAGGGCTTGTGATAACTGGCGGAACAGGCGGGTCAGGACTTGGCGCATCCGGCGCGGCTGGATCATATGGTGGTTCTATAGGGTCAGGAATTGGTGATATTCCACGACTCCCCGGTGGACTCGGTGGGTCGTCGACAACAACCCCTCCAGAGAATGGCAAAGACGGCATATCACCGTTATTGGGCTGCAATCTATCGTTTGGCGGAACGGGCGGCGGGGCAACGCATGGCTCGGCAACGGGGGCTGGACTCGTCCAGGCGAGCGGCGGCAATGGCGCACCAGGTTGTGGCGGCGGCGGGTCGGGCGGGGCGTTGACGGGGTCGACGGCAGGCGTGGTCGGCAAGGGCGGACCGGCCATGTGCATCATTACCTGCTGGTGATGCCATGCTAGGCTTTGCTCCGCTCTCCGCAACGCCATTCAGCAGCTTACCGCAGGCTTCCGGCCCGGCTGCAACGACGCTGTATCCGCCTTTTCTGGCGTCGAGCAATGCCTTCTTTTCGGCGTCGATCAGTCTTGGCCAGGTCAATTTGCTGCCGAGCAAGGTCGATAA